GCCTTGATGCGTCTGGCCACGGTGTCTTCGTAGACCCTGCGCCGATCCGCCTCCATCTCTTCGAGCCTTGAGCCAAGCATCCTGCCAGTGCCAGCTTCCAGCGTCTTCTGGTAGTCCTCGGCAGTAACGCCCTGCCCGGTCTCCGCGTTGGTCCATGAATCGAAGTCTTCAGCCGATCCCTGATCCATCGCCGGAGCCTGCGGCATGGCAGGCGTTTGCTGCAGCGCAGGCGCTGGCGGCGGCTCGACGCTTTCAGGCTCCGCCCTGAACGAGCTGCCGAGCTTCGTCGCCTCGATCTCCTCGTCGGTCCACGGCTGCCCGGTCTCCGGGTTTATGGCCTGCTCCTCGGCAGGCGGACTCTGGTAGCGCTCCCACGGCTTACTACCCTGCTGCTGATAGCGCTCCCACGGTTTCGCTGCCATTACTGTTGTCTCCAACTGGCTGGGTCAGCCGGGTCTCCGCCCAAGAACTCGAATCCATCCTCGACGGTTCCCGGCTGCAATGCGCCAGCACCAGCGCCTCCCGGCATTCCGCCACCCAGTGCGGTGCCGCCTTGGCTGAGCGGCTTCATCGTCTCGATGTACTGCTGCACCAGCTGGTCCCGGTATGCATCACGCTCCGCCTTGGTCCACTTGCTGATGTTCTTCCGCTCTTTTCCTCCGGGAGGTACAGCTCGAAGCTCGCCCCCCTCGATGAGACGATTCAGCTCTTTGTTGGCCAGATCACCCGCGCGCTGTTGAACTTCCATGGGGGTCATTGCGCCAGCCGTTACCTGAATGGCTTCCTGCGGCGACATGTTGCCCTTGTTGACCAGCATCTCGTACAGCCACTGCTGGGCATACTGTTTGCTCCCGGCTCCGGGCGTTGTTCCCGGAAGAACCGGCTGGCCATCTTTGCCCTTCAGGTACTTGAGCGTCCCGTCGCTGTTCAGGATGGCCGCGCCTTTGTCGGTCCATACCACATCCCGATCCGTCAGGCGGTTCAGCTTCTGCTTCTCGATGTCGATCTGAGCGCGAGCAAGCTCGTCCTGAGACTGCGCTCTGCGCATCATGCTTTCCGCTTCAACGCCCTTCATCGCATTGCCAAGCACGCCAGCGTTCTGCTGATTGATCTGCGCTTCCCGACCACGTAGCTGCTGCAACACTGGAACGCCTGCCGCACCCGCAGCGCCAGCGGCGCTCATGGTCTGAGCGTTGGCCATCATCCGCATCCCGAACTCCATCAGGAACAAGCCCTTCTCTTCCTTGGTGAGCTTGGCTTTCGGGTCCTGAAGGCCGCCGAACTTTTCCACCCACTGGTCGAACGCGGCATTGAAATCGAACCCGCTTTTCGCGATCTCTTTCTTCGCATCTTCTGGTGCGCGCTTGGCACGCTGAACCATCTGGTCCACCTCTTCCTTCGGAGGTGGCGGAAGATTTGGTGCCGCCGCAGAACCTTCTGGCCCGGTGCCATTCGTCACCGCCTGCGGAGGGGTCGCCGCATTAGGGGTAGGCGCTGAGCGAGGCTGGCCCTGCGGCGACATAACTGACTGAAGCGCGCCGCCGACCGTCTGGTCAAGCTCTGGTCTTGGACCCATGTACATCGGCTGCTGACCCTGTGGCCGCAGCAGCGGAGGAGGCTGCGGAGGACCCTCTGCCGCTTGGGCGGTATTCATCAACGCCCCGCCCGACGGGTGTGGGCCATAGATTGCGGACGAAGGAATTCTCTTCTGCCGGAGCTTTCCGTCCGGCCCCATTTCATATTGCAACCAATTTGGCATATCAGTCTCCCCACCCGCGCGCGTAATCGCTGTAGTTCCAGCCACCGCCGCTGCCCCACAAGGCGCTACCGCCCTCAGCCAGCGCTTTAGACCCGTCGGCTAGTCCGGTGAATGTCGGCGCTGCGCCTGCTGCCCCGCCAGCGCCAGCTAGCAGTGAAGTACCGCCGCTGAAATACGCACCCGCTGCTGTCGCGGCGAGACCAATGATCTGGCCCAGTTCGCCGCCCGACTGCTTGGTTGTGGATTTAGTAGTGGTGTCGTATGAGCCACGGATGCCCTGCAAGCCCTGCAGCATCGCGTTGAGATTGCGGATGTCCCAGTCCCTGCCTTCCGCAAATTGACCGTAGTCGAAATCTGCCATGGCCTGAGTGACGGAGCGCTGAACGCTGCCAGTGTTCATCAGGCGAGCGATGTCGTCGTTCATCAGCCCATTCTGGCTCGCCGCCAGATTCAGGTAGTTAGCGCCACCCGCCGCTGCTGCCGCGCGATCTCCGGCCCATCGATTCGCGCCGCTCTCAAATGCCTGCGCGTAACCCTTGCCGTAGAGATCGCCCAGCGTCTGCTCGGTGTTCCGCGCCTGCTCCATCTCCATCAGCGTGGCCCTGCCGCCGCCGAAGGCACCGCGAGACTGCTGCTGCCCCATGAGCTGGTTGCGCTGCATCGCGCCCCGCTGGCGTATCTCTCTGGCCGCAGGGTCTAGCGCCCCTTTGATATAAGGGTTCATGTATGCGCCGATGTCAGCATCTGTGAACCGCTCAGTGCCGCGCGCGAACAGCTCATTGGCTCGATTAAGGTACGGCTGCGCCGCCCCGGTATTGCCTGCCAGCGCGTACGCGGTCTGTTCATTCCCGGTCAGGGGGGCGACCCGCTGTCCGGTGTAGGGGGTATAAGCCTGAGAGCCGACCTGTCTGGTCAGGGCACCTGCCTGCTCGGCGGTTTGATTGACCCAGCCGGGGAGCTTATTCGTCGTAGTCTGCTTGGTCTTGGGTCCTTTGAATAGGCTGCCCATTGTTTAATCTCCTGATGAAATAACCGCCCATGTAGCAATACCCCTTGATCTGCATGAGCCTGTCTTTCAAGGCCGCATCCTTGGCAGATGATACCCCACCTACAATGGAAGCGCCCTTGTCGTCTGCAAACGCATGAGCTGCAACGAGAAGTGCGTCTGCCGATGAATTCCTGCGGAAGCGCTTCTGCACGTAAAACCACTCCATGTTCAGGAGCCATTCTGCGCTCCATGGGAACTGGAACGGGACCAGCCCTATCGACCCCACGATCCGTCCTGACTTCTCGATCACGACCACGTAGCCGCCTGTGAGCACCGCAGTGATCCACTGCAGCATCAGCCGCTCATCGACCGGCGGGTACACCCCGCCATTGTCTTCATGTCCCTCAACCAATAGCCGCAACAAGTTGGTCGCGTCCAGTGGCTTGGCTTGCCTTGCTTTCAAGGGAGCCGTCATATCTGTTCTCCTTAAATCATCCGCCGTAATGCCGTGGCCCTGTCTTCCTGAACAAGCGCCGCCACGTTATTGATCGCTTGCCATAATTCGTGCAATTTCGTCATTGCCGCGCCTGCGTCGGTCACTGTGTCCACCTGCGCTGGTGTTGCTGTATCAGTGATGGGAACTGGATTCCCATTGATGTCCTGATAAAGCAGGTCCGCCATTGCCTGCAGCGTCCCTCCGGCATAAGCGTAGATTTCCTGAAACTGCTGGTAGGCTTCCTCTGCCTCGTTCGACACCCGCATCATGTCTGCCGCGAAGCGGCTGACTTGCTCGTTGATGTACGGCCATCTCTTTTCGCTTGTGTGACTCATTCGCTTCTCCTGTTAGGTGTCTCTCAGGTACATTTCCACTGAAACCCCATCATCGATATTGATGTTCCCAGTGCCAGTAAAAACGTATCTGCTGTAGTTGGCAATCGTGTAGTTCGGGTCGTACGTTGATAGCGTTGGGCGATCCAGACCATTGATTGTCAGCCCGGTAATGAACGTCGATCCAAGCGCTGACGTATCCATCAGAATCTCGATGGCCGCCGTGGCCCCTTCATTAGGATCGTCCCACCTGACTGAGTGGATAGTCTCTGACTTGTAAGCACTTGGTGTCATGTCGGCGGTATCCGCGCCAACCTTCGCATCGCCTGAATAAAGCTGAGACGTGAACGCAATAAGCGTGCCCGGAGGCTTCGCAGATGCGCCCAGCAAAGGTGCTCCCCACGTTCCTGCGGTCATGTCAGCCCCGTCCCGACGATCTGCCACGACGTGGTGCTTACCTTCTTCAACATGCACGAGCCGTACTGTGAGAGTGTTCTGCTTCCCGTTGACCCTGATCCGTCCATCCAAGTCAGCGTGGCCGTTCCTCCGGTCGCGATGGTCACTGCGCCCGTTCCCACATTGTCTACTGACACCACAAACCCGATTTGAAGCTGAGTGGTATCCGGTATCGTGTATGTGTGCGCGGTTGCCGACGTGTGCCGCAACGTCATTCCTGCTGCGTTGCGCCATGTCGTTGAGTCGCTAAACGTCGCATCTTGTGTAAATGACGGGTTTACATTGAACCCGATGTCGTAACTTGTCGTGTTGTAGTGGCGCAGATCGGCTGCCGAAGTAGCTCCCACGCTGGTTCCGGATTTGACCGACAAGTAAATTGATCCGTTGTAGTAAAGGTCAACGCCTTGACCCTGCCTGCAAAGAAGGCCCCACGCATTATTGACCTCATCGTAGAGACCGTAAAACGGGGCGTTCAAATAGAACCCGGCTCCCGTCGCACCGCCGATACCGTAGCCCGCAAGTGTGCGCTGTGCGCCGATAACGTGAATTGAACCATAGGTATTGTTAGGCGGAGAGGTGATATATCCAACAGTGTTCCCGTCCGGATACAGGTCACCCGAGAAATGAATCGTCGTTACTCCGCTGACAGCCAGATCGGTCTTGCCAGAGATGAACAGTCTTGCCGCTGATGCCTGAACATCCATCAGCATGTAGTTTGTATTGCCCGTCTCATTGATGCGGACATAATTCCCGTTTCGAACCTCGATATCACCGACCACTGTCATCTGGAGGCCGGTCCAGCTCAGGTTCCCAGCTGTCGGTTGCCACGTCCCGGCGTTGTTGAACAGCAGATCATTGGCGGTAATGCCTGACGTGTTGACATCACTGAGATCATTCAGGGCACTTACCCCTCCGCCTGCGCTCAACGGGCCGACGGTTGAACCGTTGATTCGTACGTACATGCCAGCCGTCGTGGTCCATGTATCGCCGTTTACCGGGCTTACTGGTGCGCTTCCGTGTGGCAATGTAATGCTGGCTTCGTCTGATGTGGCTGCACGAAACGTCTGCTTGGCAGTCCACGTCTTGCCCAGCGTGTTCTGCAGCAGCGGTATCTCGTAGGTGTTCGACTGGATGCGGATGAACACACCCTTGGCCGCGCCCTGAGTCACCCAGAAGTCACCTTCCGCTGGCGTTGTTGGCGCTGTGCCGGTGACTGGGAATGTCACCGTTGCCCGAGTCGTCGATGATGGCTGAAAGACCGCCTTGGTGCCGAAGGTTGGGTAGCTCGTACTCAGCGGACCCTTGGACAACCATGTAGCGTTGTTTTGGTCTATGAATGCAAGCTCTTCGGCACTGGAGAATCTGATCGTGTGCCTACGGTTTCCGGCAGAGGTGTTGAAGACGTAGAACTCCCAGTTAACCGTCTGGGTGTCTCCCTTGACCCAACGCATGTATCCGCCGTTGGTATCTCCCGTCGAATCCACTTGAAACAAAGGAGCGAGGCCATTTGTCTTAGCTAGGAATCTGTTGTCGTTGATCCATTCGCCGCCGACGTTATCGTATCTTAGTAATACACCATCTGCTGGCGATGTGATGGTGACATCGGTCAACCCGGCCAGCGTGCCTCCACCTCCGCCGCCAGTAAACTGCGACCAGTCAACCGCACTGGTGCCCAGCGTGCCTCCGGCATCTGACGTGCAGGTCCATCCGGTATCTTGCTGCGTGGTGCCTTCAGAAACGAATATCGCCGCAGACACCAGCTCGTCCCATGTGTCCGCGTCGGTCGCGCGAGTCCATGCGCCTGCGGCAACTACATAAATGCCGTTCTCTTCTGGCAGCGTCTGGTCCTTCACCAGCACCCGGTCATCAGCCACCACGCCCACGCCATCGATGGTCTGCGTCCCTGACAGCGTGATGTTCGCGGTCGTTGCCACGAGCGCTGCGGGTTTCCACTTCAGCCCTGCGGCGAGGTTGTCCACATACAGCTTCGTGACCAGCTCAGACGGAGAGCTTGGGGTCAGACTACTGGTCGGAAGATTCGTGTTGAATGACCATGCCCCGGTAATGGTCTCCGTCTGATCGACTTCCGCATAGTTCTTCAGGTCGCTTATCTGCGACTCCGTGATCGAGATCGTAAGCTGCAAGTTGGTCCACGTATCTTGAACGTGGGTCGCGCCATCGTAGAAAGCAAGGAGGTCCGAGGCCGCTATCGTTTGCGACGACAGGCCGCTGAAGTTAAGCGCCACATCGTCTGCATTGACAGCAATGCCAGTTCCAGCGCCAACAGCGAAAGAACGATTGGCAGTAATATCGCCACCGCCGGTAAGACCAGCGCCAGCAGTAAGGCTGACCCCGCTGTGCGCGATATGCTGGTCAGCAACGTAGTTGTTGAGCGCGTCATGGTCGATCTGGTCGTTGTTGATGGTGAGAAGAAGATTGTCCCCGAAGGTCGCGTTGTCGTTCTCCACCAGAAGGCTGAGCATCGTATTCGCGGAACGAAAGCGAAAGTATTCATCGCTGGACAGGCTGGTGCTGTTGCCGCTCGTGTCTCTGAAGCCGATGTAGCGGAAGCCTCCGCCTCCACCGCCGCCGCCGGATTCGGCCTGCGGGGTCCACACGCCGCTGTTGTACTTCAGGACATAGCCGTTCTGGACCCCGGTCAGGTCCACATCTGACAGGTCTCCAATAGACTGTCCGGTAATATCCAGCAGGTACGGCTGCAGATCGGTGATGTCTGCTTCGACGTGGGTGTGATTGATCGGGGCGAAAGTGCCGCCCTGACCGATGGTCAGCTCGACTTGCTGCTCAAGCTCAAGGAGCGAGTTGTTGATGGCACGGAGACGACGCTCAACGATTTCCGTGAGCGAACGCTGCCTGAAAGCATCGTACTCATTATTCGGAAAATCAGGTAGGCGTTCTCCAGTGTCTGCCATTACCGCTTACCATGCGCTCCTGCCCTTGCGCGCCACTTACCCATCCGCCACTCATCGCCCAGCTGATCCGACTCGACTTCGATAGATACCTGCCTGCCACGGAATCTCAGGCTGATCTTCCGGGTCGTACTGTCAACCGGGAACGGACCCTTGGTAATCAGCGTCGGGTCCTGTGGATACTGCCGCCCGTTCATCGTCACGTTGCATTGGCCCGTGAGATTCAGGAAGTCCGGGATCAGCTGATCGATATGAACCAGATACTCTCCGGCATCCGGAAGCTCCATGTCATACGATTCGATCCTCGCCACCAGCGGAGCCGCGTCGTCGTCAGTGCCGGTCTCGTGCTGATACAGGTAGCCATCGGTACTCGCCGCGTACGGTTTGTTCAGAACGGGGCTTCGATCCTGCCATGCTGTCCGGACAATGGCACCATAGGACCAAGTGTTCTCCTCGTAATTCAGCATGACGTAGCGGTTGATCTCTTCAGAGAATGGGTTCGCCGGGTTTCTCTGGTCTCCCACGCGACCGGGATAGAACCACCATATCTCGTTGAACTCACGGTTGAGTCCAGCGAATATCTTCTCCGACTGGTCGTTGTTCAGCGCTTCGTACACGAAGTTACGGACATCGCTGGGCATCACCCTGAGCACACCGTCGTACATGAAGAAGTCACCCTCTCCCATGAAGTAAACCCGGTAGTCCGTGGCCACTGCCGCATTTGGCCCGAGGATGGTGACGTTCTCGCCAACTACGTTGATGCCGTAGATATCGTTGCCGCCTATGAAGTCCAGCGAATGCACCGATTGATTGGTGAACGCCAGTATCTGTCCGCGCGTTTTCACTGCCGCCACGATGCGTGAGCCGCGATAAAGGCGCAGAAGCCCGGAGGTGTTGAACGTCGTGGGTATCCAGTCATTCAGGTCCTCTGTCGAGCACCAGCGAATCAGCAGCGGATCAAACCTGTTGGTGAACTGATCTGTCGCGCCCAGTGCGAACAAGTGCCGGTCACGCTGCGAGATGATCGCGATGTTCGTGCGCTGCGGAGCTTCCTCCAGCAGCACGGCCCTGCTTTGTGGGCCGAAGGTCCGGTCCCACCAATACATCGATCCGCCGAATGGCGCGGCAATCAGGTCCTCACCCCAGTTGTCGAGGCTCCATGTGCGCGCACCGATCACCGTGCCAGAGGTTGTTCTGGGCGTGCCCCACGTCTCCTGACTCCAGTAGCCAGTGCCCCAGCCTGTTCCGGTGCCGGTCGAGGATCGCCCGGTGTTGATCTGGTAGGCCGCCGTAACAGTGCCGCCGCCGTTGGCCGTGCCTGACGCGGCAGAACCAGCATCGAATTCGTAGGTGTCGTACGCGGTGACAGCAGTCACCTGATACTCCCCGTTGAGAGTCAGCCCACCGACCGCTGTAGCCCCGGAGAAGGTCACGAAGTCGTTGACCCGGCAGCCGTGGCTGGGATCGGTCACCACGACCGTCTGTGAGCCGATTGTCGTGTCGAACGGATCAACCAGCACCACAGTCCTTCTGATGGGCGTGATGTCGCTCAGGGTGCCGTCTGACTGCCACAGATAGAGCTTCCAGTCAGTACCGATGGCGGTCCACAGCGCGCCATCGAGAGAGGCCCAGTCGATAATGTTTCTGGCCGTCCCGAGAAACTGTGGTTGCAGCTGGGTCCAGCCGCCGATCTTCTCCGGCAGCCCATACCTGAAGCGGACGTTGTTACCGTCCTTCCAGCGTCCCGTGGCACCGCGATCCGTCTCCTCGGTGTAGATGCCGGGAGCGAAGGGTAGGTCGATGATCTTTTTCGTGGTCATGCTATCGCCGTGGTTCCACCGAGTAATCTGCTTTCAGAGATCAGGGTCGCCTTGTTCTTGGCTCCGACCAGCGTGGTTGTCGCTGCCGCCCCGCTGACCGCCGCACCTGCAGCACCGCCACTGCCGCCAGCGCAATTCACAATCTGGCCACTACCGCTGACACCAGCTGAGCCGTTATCACCATAATTGCTCGCGCCATTGCCGCCGTCCCCGCCGAAGTCGGTCGCGCCGGTAGGTTGCCCGTCACCGCCCGTTCCGCCTGCTGACGGGCCGCCCGTGGTCCCGTCGTCTGCCTTGAAGGGCGAGAATGAACCAGCGCCACCCGTGCCGCCTGCCGAGACGTTCCAGCCACGACCGCCACCGCCACCGCCACCGCCGTATCCTCCGCCAGCGCCCGAGGCTGATCCGCCGCCACCGCCGCCACCGCCGCCGCCCCAGATGTAGCCGTTGTCATTGTCCAGCTGGATATCGATGTTGTAGAAATTGGTCAGGGCATTCCCGCCGGAACCCCCTGAGTCTGCCGAAGCGCCGGGGAAACCGCAGGTATATCCGGGGACATCCGTCGTTGACTCGCCTGCGCCACCATCACCACCAGAACCACCACGCCCAAGGATGGTGCCGTTGTTTGTCAGGTTGATGATGCTGCTCGATTCCCACTGTCCGATCAGCATGGTGCTGATCGTCACCCCGCCGTTGATCGTGACGAACACGTCAGCAGGCTGGGTCGGGTTTCCGCAGTCATCCCACAGGTTGTAATCCTGTTGGTTTGTGCTGATGACTTTCACGATGGTGATCCGGTCTGACAGCATCGGGATAGGGACAGTCCAAGGCATCAGCTTACATCCGTGATCAGGTTTCCAATCCAGCGTCCGCCGCCGGGATACGCGGAGACATACTCGAACGCGGCATAGTCAACGGCGTTGGCTGCCGTCGAAAGCGGCGGTCTCGTCCCGGCAGGGAAGTAATAGTTTGTTCCCCATGTGATCGTATAAGGGCCACCCGCAGCAGGCTGGATGAAAGCGATGCGAATGACCTGCCCATCCGCGCCAGCGGTGACAGTCGGATTGGACAGCGTGATATTCCCGGACAAGGTGCAGACAAACGCATTTGATGCGCCGTTGTCCACGGTGACTGCGCCCGATCCGGACAGCACCACCCGCGTCACGTTCTGTGCCTTGGTGAACAGCTGCGTCTTGGTTGTCGAGATGCCAAGGTCCTTGCGCACGAAGCTCTCGCCAGTGACGTACACACCAGACCCGCCTGACTCAAGGTTCTTGGCGTTGGTGGAGTTGACAGCCTGCGAGACGGTTCCCGCGTTGACGAACTGGACATTCACCCCGTCACACATCACCCAGCGAATCTCTCCGTTGGGCACGTTGACCCCGGTGCCGGATGTCGTCTTGATAGTGACTTCATTACCGTCCGAGATCGAGTTCCGAACAAGATAGAAGCGGGTGATCCCCGCTCCCTCTGGTACGTTCACGTTGCGCACCGTTCCCGGCGAGCCGGTCACATCCAGAATGCCTGCCCTCGCATCATTCGAGTTTGTGCTCCCGTTGTCATAGATCAGCGTGACATCGCCTACCGTGACGAGAACGGTCTCCATCTTCGCGACTGCGTTTTCCAGCAGCTGGAACACGCCTTGATTTGCAACATCGCCCCACGTTTCGTCGTTCTCGCCAACGTCCTGCAGAGTGATCTTGAGGATCGGTGAATAAGTTGTCATTGGCCTGCTCCAAGCGGGAAGGCGCGTATCTCTGGATACCGCGCCGCCATCAAGTCATAAAGTTCACGTTTGCTTGCAGGGATCAACGAGGCGTAGTCCTGCTCCCATATCGGAATCCTGTCATCACTCTTCAGGAACTTCTCTGCCTCGGCAAGACATGCTTTGAACAGGAGGTCGCCTACATTGTCCGACAGCCAGTTGGTCTCGTTCGTCGTCACCACCAGAGCTGCTGGGCGAATGATGTAACGAACCGTCAGCGTGTAAACCGTATCCGGAAGTGGTGCGACGATGAAATTTGTCTCGTCAGGCTCTGCGTAATACTGAGGCGCACCTTCCGCCGTCGTCAGGTAATCCTCAATCCATTCGTACGAACGAAGCTCAAGGAACGTCCTCGCGCTGCTGGCCCCGCTCTCGAATGAGATTGACTGAGCGCCCAGTTGGTTTGCGGCATATCCCGCTGGCTTCACCACTGCGGAAACACCCTGCACGGTAGGTGTCGTTTCCGTTGCACGGAAGATCGACAGGTCGAGGTCTCTGGCAAGGCGCAGCTCACCAAGGTTGATGACCTCCGGAATGCTGCCAGCGAATTCCGTTCCATCGTCCTCCATCCATGCTTGAAGGTCCGCTGTAAGTTGCGTTGCGCTTGTTTGATATCCGGGCATGTCAGAATCCCTGTGTGTTGTTGTTCAGGCCAAGAAATTCCGCATTGATAGCGCCCGGTATGTTTGCCGCGTCACTGGTCCACGTCAGACCGTCCGCGCTCTTGAGCACGTAGGGGTCGTACTGGTTTATCGCGCCGACCGCAACCCATCCATCCGTTACCGAATACGAAACCGCAGCCAAGCCGCCGAAGTTCAGATTGGCTTCATCGCCTGTTCCGAATCTCTGTGTCCACCCGTTGGTGACCGGATCGTCGCTGGTCCATATCCGCCCGGTGCCTGCGCCGCCCAGACTGTTACCGACGGCGACCCACAGGCCATCGAAGAACTGGATATCGCGGACACGAACGCCTGTCGAGCTGGGCAACGCCTGCACCGCCAGCGCCCACGGGCTTGCCGTGATCGACTCCGTTCCACGGACCACGCCGCTGTTCCCGCCTATTAGCCAGCGGTCGTTGCCTGACGCATCATTGCCGAAGCCGCAAGCCGATAGGTCCTGCGCAGTGCCAGAGGTCCGCGCAGTCCACGTTGTGCCATCCGGGCTGGTGTATAGCGTGCCGCCGTTACCGACAAGAACCCAGAGGCTGGCTCCGGCAAAGTACCGAACCTTGATCCATTGACCTACAGGCGAACCGCCGATTACGGTCCACGTCGTCCCGCCGTTTACCGACTGGATCAACCCCTCAACCCACGTCGTAGCGATGAACTTCGATCCGTCAGTGCTAACCGAATAGATAGGATTGGAAAACGACTGCACAGGTGCGGTCTGTTCCGCCCAAGAAATCCCGTCCGTGCTGCGCTGTATGGTGTTTGCAGACTCGCCGCCAACGGCTATCCACTGCGTTTGATCGTAGGCAATACCACGGATTCCGTACTCGGTGAAGTTGAAAACGACCTTTGTCCATGGCTCTGATGTTCCTGATCGGTAGGCAATGCCATTGTTGGAGCCGCTGTACTCAATGCCAGCGACCCAGAAGTCTCCAGCCTGTTCAACGTTGATGGTGACAGGCACCTCGACGGTCGCGTTCTGCGGAGACTGTCCGGTATCCGTGACCGTCACTGCCAGCGTCCCCGTGTAAACGCCGACGGCAAGTGGGCCGATGGTCAGCGTTGAGGACGGCGCAGAGGCACTGGTAATCGTGATCGCAGGATCGGGCTGATCAATCCACGCCCATGAGTATAGATACGGCGGACATCCGCCCACCGCATTGATCACGATAGGCGCGGTGACCCCGCCTGCCGGTGCCACTGTTTCAGACACACTGGGAGGCACTGCCGCCGCTGCGAGCACGAGCGTGCTCTGATTCCCGGCAACGACCTTGTTCCCCGCCGACGCTGTGCCCTCGAACGGATAGGAGATCGATATCGAATAGGTGGGCGTGCATTTGATCGGCACGGTAATCGGGCTGCAATACCACGTCGTGTCATCACGCTGGATATACACGAAAGAGCTTGGCCCTGAGCTGTCATCGAAGCGCAGGGCATCTTCCAGCCCGATCAGCGTCTCGCCGCCCACCAGATCGCCTGCCAACGTGGTGTTGGCCGGAATGCTCGGATCGAGGGCGCAGCATCCCGCTCGTGGGTCATCGCCCTCTCCGGGAGGCTTTGAGATTTCAGGAGCTGGTCGCCACAAAGCGACCGGATCAACGACGGTGACAGGCGTTTCCTGCGGATGCTTAGGCTCCCACCAGTCCGGATGAACCAGCAGGCCGGAGATGTGACCGTCTTCGACCAGATCGCGGTACAGCATCTTCTGCCCGGAACGCTGGCACTCTGCTAATGCATGACGGCCTTTTGCATACTCTTTGCGTCCGCTCACCTGTAATTCCTACCAGACCCCCGCCGATACTTGAAGTTGCTTCCCGGCACGATTCGCAGGTCAGCTCCTTCGTTGGTTGCGCCAAGACCCTCTCTGAGTTTCTTGTCCGCTTTTGCAAACAGGCCCTGTTCGAGCTGCGGTGCCCACTTCTCTGCGAGCTTCGCTGCCAACCCAGACGCAAACGCTTCGCGCATGTAGTACGGAATGTCCGCAGTCTGGGCTGCCTGATCTGCGTCCTCGTAACGCAGCAGCGCGTTGTAGATGATCTGATCAGTCGAGTTTTCGGGCACCGTCCAGAAATACAGCGTGACATCATCACGCTGTTTGTCTGCAAAGAACCTGTCCGGCCTTCCCTGAGTGTCTTTGTCAGGGATGTTCAGCCACTCCGCGCGACTCATGATCTCGACAGGAGTGTCCGTTCCGTCACGCCTGAGCACCATATCAACGATGTCGATGACCTGAGCAGGCAGTGCGTAGCTCTGCGTGCCCTGAACCAGCGGCAGGGTGATCTCGGTGATCTTGAACTGGGCGTAACCTTTGGTTGCCCACTCGACCATCATGTAGGAAATTGATCTGCGAGCAGAGCGAATGTGCCTTGCAGTAAGCGATGCCGGGTCTACCAGACAACGCTCAAACGACTCACTCACAATGCTCGCGAGATCAGGGTTCCAGAGGTACGTACCACTGGTTGCCATTGCTTAACTCCTCTCGCTAGAGAGGATGTCCTGAACGATGGTAATTACCGACGTACCAGTCGCTCCGCCCAGAATTACCCGGATGGAATCGATTGGATGCGTCCACTGGTAAGTCCCGTCTGCTTCAGCTGTCTTGGCAATCCAGTTGGCCGAGGCCGCAGGAACCGCGTTGGCCACGGCATTGACCGCCTGACTTTCTGCGCGGATGTTATCCAAGGTCCACGACACTGACGTGACCGTCAGCCCCGTGAGTCCCGAGATCGCCAGCACAGTCGCATCGGTGTACCGATTTACCGGGTAGTAATACGTACCCGGCTCAGTTGGCGTACTCCTGATAGGACGCATAGGTCACCTCCCTATCAGTCGTTGATCACGCCATTGTCACTGATGATGTAGCTGACAAGGAACGTGGTCGTGCCACCCGTTGCCGCAGACGCACCGACACCCGCTTCGATTTCGGTGTCTGCCGTCAGGGCTACACCAAGATCAGCGCCAGTCTGCACCTCCACGACCGATGCCGTATCGGCAGACAGCTCATTCGCCAGACCGGCTGTGGTGCCGCCTGCGAGCTGCACGTCGATAGTCGGGGCCGTGCCGCCCGTACCGCCGCCAAGAGTCGTCACGCCCAGCGGGATTGCTCCAGCCGGAAGATACGCCCCGGTCCCGGCGACTGCCGCCGTTGGATCGACCGCTACTTTGACATATGCCCGGAATACCGCAGGGGTTCCCAGACTTTCACTGCCGGAGCCACGCTGCCGCCAGTAACCTGTAATCGTTGAACGCTTACCCATCTGTCTTCTCCAGTCCCATTAAAGGGTCTTCAGGGTAGGAATGGTGGGTGCCCACCGAAGCAGGCACCCACACACTACTTGGATCAGCCGTGCTTAGGCGTTACCGGAAGAGCCGAATGCTCCCCGATAGTCCGACCAGCCAAAGCTGTACCGCTCGCGCGCCTTGTAGCGCATGTTGCCCGTCTCGAAGTCGCCCTCGATACCGCGCTGGATGTTCTTCCGCACCATGTGCTTCAGGCCGTCCATGCAATCGGTGATCAGGAACCACGCATTCGGGTCAGTCAGACGATGGTTCTGGAAAGCCCCACCCGGCACCTTGCCAAGATTTTTCATGGCATTGATGTCGTTGTCTGCAGTTCCCGGACGATACGGGGACATGAGAATGCGCTCTGCAACGAACTCAAGATCGGGCGGCACGATCAGCTTCATTGGCCGAACCGCGATGTTGATACCGCGCTCGTCAACGAACTTGCTGATCTGGATGCACGCTTCTTCCAGAGACGTTTCGGACAGGTCTGCCTGCGTGGCAAACGTGTTCGACTGCACACCGCCGCCGTAAAGCGGGTGAGACGGGCTGAACAGGGGAACGCCATCGCCGCCCGGATAGGCAGCGTTGAAGCCGTTGTTCAGGATACCCGCACCCTTTACTTCCTTGGTGTGCTGCATTGAGCGCGCCAGCGCCCTCGCGTACTTGGAGCCGATGGAGCCGTAGAGGTTGTCCTCTTCAGCTTCCTCGGTGAGCGCGAATGCCAGAGCAATCGTCTCATGCACGTACCGGCTCGTGAACGCTTCGCCGCCACTGTCGTAGCTTACCGGAGCGCCCTCTGGCTTGACGGGCGCACCCGCGAGGCCAGCCAGCAGTACATCTTCTTCGTACGCTTTGTTGGATGTGTTGATTTCGAAAATGGGCCGCCACTCTTCCGGGTAGCGCTTGTATTCCATTCCGAAGACGGTGTTGAGACCTTCCTGAAGTTCTTTTCGGAAGGCAGCACGATTCATAACGCTCATCGTATGTGTCCTCCTTAGACTTCAGTCAGCGATGCTGCGAAATAGTGGTTCTGGATGGTGAAACGCACCTTCGCAAAAGCACCATACTCAGACAGGGCGATGCCGTCAGGTCCCTCGTAGAGACCCTCGACACGGGCTACGGTGTTGGCCGCAGTGGCTTCTGCCTGATTCAGCTGAGCGCCGGAAATGCCGTTCGTGACATTGCCAGTACCAACTGTCCAGCCGAAAGCCTGCCCGAGATCGACGGCAGCGATTGTGGAAATCTGGCCAACGCATTCCAGATTCGGATCGTCGTACACGAACGCTTTGGCATTGACCGCCCCAAGGGTGGCAGTGCCGGTAGGCCAGTACGGTGACCACTTCACATCGCCGTTCGCAGCTACATACTGGCATCCCGCAAAGATACCAAGAACCCGAGCCGTCGCCGCCGCAGTGGCGGGAGTCAGGTTGATGGTGCGGTCTGTGCCAGCGAGGCTAACGAAATCGCCTGTGAAGATGTTCTCCGTGAGACCTGAAGCAATCGCGTACTCACGCATCCGAGCCGGAGTGCCGCCAGACTGATGGACGTTTGGCGCGAAACCGCGCTTTGCGTCTAGGTTAGCCATGGTGGATACCTCTACTCGTTATCGGCAGCCTCCACCCTACGACCGACTACACGGGCAGGATGGGTCACCGATGTCTTGTGATGGACATGAATTGGATGACCTGTGACCTGCGCGTTTGAGAGATCGTGCTGAACGGCTTCTTCTTGCTGCTTGGTAAGCCCATCGTAATAGGCGCTTCGCTGCTTGAATCGGCTCTCCGGCATCTCACACAGGACGAGATCATCCGCGACGATGATCCCTGCGCTGGAATCCGCGACTGCGAAATGCTGCCACTCAACGCCTGCCGTATCAGCAGGTCTGGGTCGCCAGCCTTCGCGCATTGCGCTACTCCAGTTTCTGGGATCGGCCTCACCCTTCACCTGCTTTCGAATCCAGCGCTGCACCATGCCGGGTCTCGGCTCTGGCGCATCAAGGCTCGATGGACGGACCCAAGGTCCCTCCGCATGTTCGAGGTGGGTGGCACGTTCATCCGACATCTCGTCCACACGAGACTCGTGCCCACGCTCTGGAACGTGGGTAGCTGCGGCTTTCGCGGCATCTTTCTTGGTGCTTCTGGCAGTCATCTTGCATCCCTCTCTGCTTTCTCATTGAGCAAAGTCTGGCGGCGCTCTGCCGCAAAACTTTTCAGATGCTCGGGGTTCTTTGGGTCGAGGCCGAATCTGCGCATTACCGCAAAGTCTTCAGGCCCCAACGTGACCTTCCCGGACTGCACTGCTCTTACTGCCCCCCGATCATCTCCGTCCACGCCTGCGACAGTGTTGCCGGGGCGCGTACGCTTTCTCGGGGGAGTGTCACGATCAGAAGACTCATGGTCCTCCTGATCATCGAAGAAACCCGGAAGCCGTTTGCGAAGACGCTTGTCCATCTCCTCAAAGTATTCCGGGGAGGTCTGGTCATAGCCCTCTGAAGCGAGCTTGGCATCGACCTCGTTTGCAACACGGGTCTGCCTCTCGAAGCCGCTTCGGCTGTACCACGAGTTGTTCGCGGCCATCCATTTCTCGGCTTCAGCATTCACCGTGCGCGCGGGTGCTGCACTCCCGCCATCTGCATCGTCGTCATCCGACGCTGCCGCAGCCAGATCAGCCGCTTTGCGATCCGCTCTCAGCTCAGCGAGACGGTCATACAATTTGACCTGTTCTTCAGTCTCGCCCGTCTCGACGGCTTTGGTGAGTTGAGACCGCGTAGCTTCGATCTGATCATCCAGCGATTTCAGTTCCGCCTTCGATAGCGATTTGAGCTGCGCCGCTGAACGCGCTTCGACGGCCTTTAATCTGGCCTCAGCGGCTTCCGCTCGCTGGCGCTCTTTCAGCTTGGCCCGACGCTCACGCTCAAGCCGCTTCTCGAAGGAGTTCTTGGAGTCGCCGCCCTCGTCGTCATCGTCGGCCCCAGTTTTGGGGGCGGCAACAACATCAGAGTCTCCGTCAGATTCTTTCGATTCCGCTGCCTTTTGCAGGGGTCCTCGACTGATCCCGTCGGAGTCGGTATCGAGGTCCACTTCAACGGACGACATGTCGGGCGTGCCGTGAAGGTCCTCGAAGATGATGTCTTGATTACCTGTCATTGATAATTTCCTTAACTCAGATTGTAGCGTCACTTCCAGAGGAAGGACAAGGGTTATAGCCAGAACCGATAGTCTGTCGGTGATTCGATGACCCCAAGGATGTTGTCATCGTTCACGATCAGGTAGTTACGCCCGGATTTTGTCCGGATTTTCTGGCCCCCATAGACCCCGAAAACTACCCAGTCTCCGACCTTCGGCACCTCTCCCTCGCCCATGCTCAGCCCGGAACTCGTCTTTCCCGCATAGCACAATGGCCCCATGTGGATGACTTTGCCGACGTTTGTCAGCATTCGCTCCGTCTCCTGAGCTTCGTCTGGCAGGTGAATGCTGCCAATCTGGCTGGGCGGGGAGTACGGCTCAATGACCATGCGCCAGAGGATCGCTCTGGGCGGCTTAAACTCCAGCTCCACTTCCTTTGTCGGCGGCACGAACTTTTTCTCGCCCATGCTGATGTCGCTCATTTCGCACCCCGCTTGCGCGTCTGAGCGCCTTCCGGTGTGTCTTCGTCATCGTCCGCCGCCAGCTCCGCGCGGTTGACCAGCGTATTGATCGTGGCCACCGCCAGCTCCAGCCCCTCAACCTTGCCGGAGAGCTTCTTGTACTCCTTGAAGTCCCGGCACCCGCCCTTGCCCATCTTGCGCTCACACTCGCGCTGCTCCGCGTAAAGAGCCTGCGAGACGTGATTGGCAAACTGCTGCAACAGCGTCTGTGGTATTACTCTAGCCATACTTCTTTTTCACCCCTTGTAGAAACGCCAACATCTGGCGGAAATTTTTGCCGGTCTCGATTGCCGAGAGGGCAAACTTGCGCGGAGATACGCCACGGATTCCCCGCTTGCGCAGGAACTCCCGTGCCGCACGGACATCCTCAGCTTTAACGCTTCGTTCCGTCACTGTCCTTTTTCTGCTTTGCTCTGGCATTGTTCAGTTCCGCTTCGTTTGCTGCCTTGGTGACTGCAAGGGCATCCAAGCGGTCCTGTTCACGCTGATTGGCTTCGTCTGCTCTCGCCTGATCTGCCTCAAACGCCGCCTGCTTACGCGCCTCCTCGGCCTCGTATTCGGCTTGCTTGCGTGCCTGTTCCGCCTCGAACTCCGCCTGCTCCTGATCTGGCCCCTGCTCGTCTGGCGGCATGATCTGCACTGGGGGCACCTGTGCCGCCAGCTGCGAGATTTGCGCGTCCATTTCTGGCGGCAGCTCTTCCTCCGAGTTCTCGTCGTAGAACTCCAGAGGCGGCAGCACTCCGCCCATTGCCCGATTCATTTCGTTCAGATACTTCAGCGCATAGTGCTCCGCAAGGTGCGCCTGCATCGATGGCCCGATCAGCTGCAGCGCCTCCTCGTTGATGCCTTGCATGAAAGCCATATGGACCGCGATGTGTGCATCGTGATCCTGCTCGGCAAACGCGCGGACTGGCTCACCACGCAGTATCTTCGCGCCTTCGGTAACCGGATCGCACCGCTTGGTCTCTCCGCCTTTGAGCACGCCTTCGAAGTCCGGGACACGCAGCGCCCGTAGGAACCTGCGCTCGACCTCGGCCCGGTCATACAAATCTGGGGCTTCCATGCTGCGCTGTACAAGCGCCTGAGCAATGGCGATACGCTGGGCGCTGGAGAAGATGTTTGGGTCAGAGACTGGCACCACATCCACGCGCCCGTCGTAGTCCTCACGGAACACGACGTTATCGCCGCCCTCGACCTCGTACGGATACTTGTCTTCGAGGAAATCGTAGTTCAGCTCGGCACGCAGCTTGAACTCTTCACCCGCAGCACGGTGAAGCCTGCGATGGATGCCAGAGAAGACCTTGCTGCCCTGCTCGATCAGCGCGACCGTGGTGCCGACAGGCCCGGTGTTTGACGCTTCCCCGGTCATCGCCTCCGTGGTTGAGCTGAACGACTTGCCTGCATCGACCAGAATCTCGAACAGCTTGGCCAGCGCTTGTGACGGCTCCTTCCATGACGGCGTGTAGATGCCGCGCGCAATATCCTCGGCGCTGCCCTTGACGTTCTTGTACACCCCCGGAGAGATGTGGATGTCGCCCTTGGTCAGGCCGATCACGTCTTCCGATACGAAGCCGCCCTGCAGGTTCGCAAACGCTGCCGAATCCAGCAGCGCGCGCAACGTACCTGACGAAGACTCCGCTACCGATCCAATGAGATGCAGCAGGCCAAATCCGTAGAAGCCAAGCCCCGGAAGATAGCGGTAGTGCGTGAACCAGACGCGCTTGCGACAGCGCTCATCGTCTTCCTTCCAGTTGCGCCGGATTGACAGGACCTCGCGAGAGTTCTTATCCACTGTCACCACGTACGGCAGCGGGTAATCCTTCTTGAATTTCTTCTGGTCCTTTTCAATCTCCAGATCGATATGACATTCGAACAGCGTATAGACGTAATCCTTCTCGCTGGTGGACATCACCCGGTCGTCGGCCTCGTCCTCGTAGACGCGATGATCGTCCTCGATGTTCGCCTCGACGTTGACCTTCATCAGCTTCACGTCCCGATAGAACCCGGAACTCTGCAGCTTCTTGATGTCGGTCTCGTTCTTGGTCAGGCGATGGGTGTACCGGGTCGCGCTGATCAGGTCCGTCGCCGTGTAAGGCACGATGAAGTCTTCAGGCTGCACAAAGCGGCTGACCACCATGCCCTGAACCGGGTCGTAGTACGACTTCTTGAATGCCGATCCGCCCAGCGGGAGATAGAACAGCATCCTGTCGGTATGCCAGAAATATGACGGGTCTTCTTCCGTCATCTGGTAGTTCATGTGGTCAGCGATGCGCTGCCCCTGATCCTCGCGCTGCTGGTCGATCTTGCCGATGATCTTGGTCTTGACCGGGCCATCGGACGGGAACGCCTCCTCGATGGCGCGCGCCTGAAACTGGACCACCGCCTCACCGATCAGCGGATAGGTGACTGCACTGGCCCCATCGAACGGCAGGGATTCGAGCGGTCGGTTGCGCAGGCCAAGCAGTTCCATCGCCTGATCCATGCGCAGCTTCCAGTCCTTGCGGCTGCCGAGATCGATATCTACGTAATCGATGATATCGTTGGCCAGATCGGACAGCTCTTTCTGCTCCAAGTCTTCCGCGAGATTCGAGGAGAACTCCTGACTGGCAGAGCGTGAGATGGATGACATGCCCGGCTGGAAGTCCACCACCGCGCTGTCGCCTCGTTGGATAACCCTCGCGCCGCCGACATCGACCGTCTGGTCCATGATGTCCTGCGGCATCTCGGGTACTCGTGGTGCGTCTTTCAGTGCCATTTATTCACCCGTATATCGCGCGCTTTTTCTGCTCGGATTCCCACACGCTTCTCAAATAATCAACATCGTCATCGTCGTCGTCCAAGAACTCCGCATTCCACTTCCTCCGGAGCCAGAGACACGCCATAGTAACCGTATCTACCAAGTCATCGTTATCCGCCGCCGGAAATTCTGCGCACTGGGTGATGACTTCCTTCGCCCAGTTGCGGTCCACGTACCAGACGCAGCCGCGCTCAAAGACCAGAGAGGCCGCATTGGCGCGTGCCCACTTCGAGTCCTGAATCCTGACCCGTGCGATGGGCAGCCGTGAGCGCTTCAGCTCCTGAGCCAGCGCGTGTCCGGACGATTTCTTCTCGATCAGAATCTTGTCTGGCTTCCACTTGTCATTGGAATCCAGCGCCTCTTTGCGCAGATCGGGGTACTGCATCCGCTCGTTCATGCGCTCCAGCAGGATCAGGCATAGGCGCTTCTGTCCAATGTACCGCGCTGACCATGGCTGGGTCGTGTTCACTTCCTCTTCCCACTCGAATACGCCCCACGTCGTGCGCGCGGAGAAGTCGTTCTCCTCCTCCTCCTCGTATGCAGTGTCATACGACTGGATGATTGCGACACACGGCGGCAGCTCCGAGTCTTCCCACTTGCGCCAGTGCTCGGCCTTGATGATATTGCCGCCCTCAATGGACGGGTTCTGCTGAATCTGCGCAGCGAAGGCCCTGTCCGTCAGCAGGCTGGAGAGCTTCGACATCGATTGCTCATCGAAGCGTCCCTTGTTCAGCAGCTCTCCCTCTTGAGTCCGGGGGTCCTCGAATATCTTGTCGCCCTTCTTCAGCAGCGGCACGTCAGGGCCGATGTAGCGCCCCCGCTCGCTATACAGATCGTCAGGTCGCTGCACTGAGTCCTTCTTCGCGAAGGTCATGCATTTCTTCGCCGGGATGTAGTACCCCGGCAGGTTCAGATGAATGACCGACTTGTCCTCAAGCCAGTAGCCGGGAAGGTCCCTATGGTGTCCTCTCTGGGCGATGACCACGCGACCGCAGCGCTTTGGATTATTGGCGCGAGTGGACATGACATCGCGCCACCACGAGATCACGCCCTCTCTGGTCGTGTCTGAGTTGATCTCGTTCATGTTGTGCGCGTCATCGACCACGAGGCGGTCACCGCCCTCACCCGTCGCTGTACCGCCGACAGAGGTCGCCAGACGGTAACCATTATGGTTGTTCTCGAAGCGCCCCTTCTGGTTCTGGTCTGAAGTGATATGGAACCGCTGGCCGAATCGTGCCTGATACCACGGTGACAGGATCAGGCGACGACATTTCACGGAGTCGCGCAAGGTCAGCGGCGCGGCATAGGTCGCGAACATCCACTGGCTTGATGGCATCCACGTCCATTCCCATGCAGGCCAGAACACGGCGCAGGTCAACGACTTGGTGTGCCGGGGAGGGATGTTGATCACCAGATCATCGATGTCGCCCAGAGAGACGTACATCAGGTGCTCGGCAATCGCATCGATGTGCCAGTTGGGCGCGTACTCTTTCCCCGGCTCCACGACGTGCCACGCGCCAGCGATGAACTGCCGGAAGTCCCGCGTCATGATCTCCGCATCGACCGTGATGTAGTCGGAGTATTCTGCGCTTTTGGCGACGGCTACCATTACAGGTCCTTCGTCCCGAGGAAGAAGCCCTTGGTCAGCAGGGTCGAGGGCTGCAACAGGCCGCTCGTGTCCACCACTGTGGTTCCGGTCGCGTTGTTGGTCAGCTTGCCCTCACCGTATAGAACGATGGTTCCGTCCGTCACAGTGCTGTCGATAATGATCTGCCCACCATCCAGCTCAACGGAAACGTCGTCGGCACCAGTCTTGTTGATGATCTGGATGCCGCCCGAATAGTTGCGCATGATCAGGCTGCGACCTGACCCGTTGTAATCGATGATCGGTGTTGATGTCCCGGCCACGCCAGACCAGCAATCCAAAAAGTTGATATCACTGGTGCCGGACAGGGTAATCGTTCCGGCCTCAATCAGGCACTGATAGAGCGTTCCTGAGACCATGTTGAGCGGCGGCAGGATATGCGCTGACCGCACCTCTACCTCGCCATCCAGAGTTCCCGTCAGGCCGCACTCCGTAAACCTGCAGTTTGTGACATCCGCCCCCGGATTGAGTGTTACCGTGGTCGTGCCGGGGTCCTGCCCGATGATGGTGAATCCGGGCGCGTCATCGCCCGTGTCGAATGTGACATCACCCAGAATCTGGATCGTGGTGAAGCCTAGCGCATTCGCTACCGCCACGCAGTCCGGGATGTTGTTCAGCGGAGCCTGTGGCGTACCGTTCGGATACGAGACTCCGGAATTGCCGCTGCTTGCCTGATACCACACCTTGTTCTGGTAACTGGCATACCTGATCTCTGTCAGCTCCTGCAGTGTCGCGGATGACGATGTAGTCTGGATAACCTGCGTGAATGCCGTCGGCAGGATCGCGTTTGTCAGCGCACCCAGCTCATCGAATCCGACGAGGTTGCCGCCGGTTGATGTGCATTGGATGGTCGGCATGACCTTATAGGCATCCGCGATATCGTATTGATTGTCCGTGCCATTCGTTGGCACCTTCGTGATCAGCTCGGTCTCTGACACTACCTCGGTCACATCTGACGAAGAGCCATCAGTGTTATTGATAACGGTATCGCCCCGCATCACTCCGTTCGTGATGAAGGTCGCCGCCGCATCGATCAGGCTGATCTCGTTGTTGACGGGTGCCGAGCTTCCGGTAGTCACAGTGCCGGTCTGGGCAGGCGTATAGCGCGCCTCGAATGCGAGCTTCAGGTTGAGCTGGCTGACAGTGATGCCGACGAAAACACCGCCACCCAGAGGCTGCTTGCCCGACGCATCAATCAGGTATGGGAATGACATTGCCTGAAACGAGGATTCAATCGTTCTGATCGTGTCCACGTAATCCTGCATGGTGACCTCTACGGACGGCGCTGCAACCGTCGCCACGCGCGGTGAGCGCGAGAAGTCTACGGTGATGTCATTGCGTACGGCCATCAGCTGCCTTCAGCTTTCGCCGCCAGCTTGCCTAGCTCAACATCCCGCTCCTTCACTCTGGAGACCAATACCTGCAGCTCGTTGATCGATGCGTGCTCAGTCGCGATTACCTTCTCGCAGCGCAGAATCGCCTCCTTGCACTGGGCGATCTGTTGCTCCATGGCCGCCACGTCATACGGAGGGAACCGCCGCTTTATGCTTTTGATCAGCTCCTGCTTGGCTTCGTAGCCGATGCCGTCGTCCGCTTTGATCCGCGCCATCTCCTCGTCACGGTGCTTGCACATGGAGATATGGCCCCGGTACTCACCGATCATCTGGTTCTGTTCGTCACGGGTATTGCTGACCTTCTCGATGTTGCCACGGCATTCCCTGATTCTGGCCAGCAGGTAGTCGAGCCTGTGCTTCGGATACCTGCGGCAAATATCTTCGATCCTGTTCTTGCGCTCGGTTTCGATGGATACCGGAAGCTCCAGCTTCGCTCGCGCTCCCTCTGCAATAGGCAGGTCCTCGATCCTGCGCCCAGCCAGACGTATGGATTCGATTCCCATCTGGCCCACGTTGCTATGGTCTTTCATTCCCCTAACCTCTCGATGTCGTCAGCAATAGCATTCAGCCTTGCCCTGCCCTTAGCGAACCATCTCTGCACAGCATCTCTCACGGCCTGCGGTGCCCCTTCGGTGTCGCAGACGGTGAGCATTCCGCGCTCACCGCCTGCGTACCATTTTCTTAATCTCTCAGCGAGATCAGACGGCGATTGTGTCTGGCTGTCTGACAACGGTCACAGTCGCCCCTGAATCACCTACGGTCTGGTTCTGCGTGAATGGCAGGATCACCTTGCCCTGACGGACATTGATCACCGTACCGAACGGGCTGGATACCGTCTTCACGAATGTGTTCGACTCTGAGGTCGCATCCGCTTCCAGATCGAGGATCAGGTCGTAGATGTTGTCGTTCACGGTGTACGCCTGAATCGTCTCGTTGATGTTGTAAGCATCGCCAGAAGCAATCAGGTCTGCGCCGTAGAGATGGAACATCGTGATCGACGTTTCAGAATCAACGCTCACCACCTCGTAGGTGCCAGTGTTGGTCGTGTCCTGAATCAGCATCCCAACCTCAACACCCTCCGTCACGAACGATGCGGTGCTGTCCACCAGTGTGGTGCTGTTCGTTCCTGCCGTGGCGGTTGATGCCGTGATATCCACCAGCGTGAACACCCCAGTAGACGTGTTCCTGCTTGCATACACGTACTTGTGCTCCTGCTGCAGGGTCGTCTCTACTACTCGCAGATAGCCTGCCTGCGCGACCTCACTGTCAATCGTACCGGCGACGGTGATCGACTTGGCTGAGGCCGCTGTCGCGGTCATACCGCCGAACTGATCCTTGTCGATAACACCCGCCACACCAGTATCGCGTGCCACCAGCACGCGGTCTCCCGCAACCGTATTCGCTACGGTAAAGGTGACGGTGTTCGGGCTGGTCCGCAGCACGCCGTTGTCGTCGGTCAGGGTGTATGCCTGAGTGTCGGTATCCGCCTGCCCGGTGAACAACACGCCTCTGGCTCCGAAAATCTGCGAGCCGGTGAAGGTGCCGAACGGAGATGCTTTCGGAGACGTGAAGAAGTCCGGCGCGCCCATGACCGTCACGGTGTCCAGCGCCTCGTCTCTCAGCACGTCGTTGTCCGCAAGCGTTGCCAGCGAGGTCTGCTGATCCGTCAGCATCACATACGTATCGGTCGTGTTGACCGAGATCACCCGTGAGGAGTAATTCGGCTTGGCCGAGATATCGACATCATCACCCTCGGTGAACGTGCCGACCGCGCCGTCATACTGCACCTGAGCATCGAGACCGCGATACGTTTCACCCGGTACGTTCACCCCGGCACCGAACAGGTCAGAGGTCGTCGCGCCACGCCGAGTGATGAACTTCATCCGCTCATAAACTTTGGCGATGACCACACCATTGCCTCCCGGCCCCTGTGCATCCACGGTGATCGAGTAAGGCTCTAGCGTACCGTCACCGTCGTGATCTGCCGTGGTTGTGCCGAAGGCGACAGTCACCGTGCCGCCCTCTCCCGCCGTGGTGTCCGTCGGGCCGCCGGGGTTCACAATCGGAGCGCCTGCCGTGCAGGTCGCATCTCCGACTCCTGCCGCCACGTAGTCGTATTCCTTGATGGCATCCGATGCTACGAAATCGGTCAGGTCTCCCACGAGGTAATACTCGATGACCGGGGCACCTGTCGTGCCACCCACCGCCGTGATTACACCCTTCTTGGTGGCAGTCGCCCATGTCGCACCAACGAAGATCGCATTGCCCACGTTAAACGTGTTCGAGCCAGCCGAACCAGTGAGCTGCCTGTATCCGGTCGTGTTGTTGATGTCTGGCGCAGAGGCCAGCGGCAGCGCCGAGAATCCACCTGCCGCCACGTTCAGGCGGAAGTTGTCATACAGCGACGTGTACCGGCGCGCGAAGACCTCAAGGTCACCATCGGCTACCTGTGTGCCCTGATACTGGGTTCGCACCAGAACCGAAATGATGCCCAGTGAAGCGGTTGGATCGGTCGCCCACCACTGGAACCCGCCCGTTGAGCTGGTCAGCTTGAAGCGATCCTGCACCACATAGACCTCAGTTGCCGTCGGAACGCTACCGATGGCCTGAATGGCCGTGTACTGCGTCGTACCTGCTACACCTGCCGTACTGGAGGTCGATGCGCCGGTTCCGCCGTCAGCGGTCACTGAGAGCGCCCCGGTGCCATCAAAGACATCTCCCGTGCTGGGAGTCGAATCGTCTGGCCTGATCCATGCAATCAGCGAGCCATCTGGCGCGACCTCGAAGTCAAGTAGCGTGCCGCTGTCCGTCGTGTCCGCCTGAATCACCTGCCTGCCAATATCGCCAGTCACGAAGTTCGTGCCGCCGGTATATCCGACCGCGATCACTCCGTTGCCATTGCTGTCCGGAGATGCCGTCAGGCTCCAGTTCGCCGTGATCGTGCCTTCCTTCAGGTACTCGGTTGACGAACGCGGGATGAAATACTTGTTCTCCATCGTGTATGCGTTCGGAGTCGTGGGAAGCATGGGATTGGTGAAGCCCATGGCCTGAAACGCATCTGCTTCATCAGCTACCGCCGAGTAAAGCGCGTTCGTGGTGTAGATCGTGTCCGATGCGCCTGCTGTTCTCCTGACCATTCTCATGCCAGCGACAGCGTTCGATCCCACCGTTTCGTCGTCGAAGAGGATTTCGAAGTCCCCGCCGAGGATGGTAATGGTCGTCATACTTGTCTCCTGATCCTAAAAGGTTGATATCGAGTCCACGGTCCAATTAGCGAAGACGGTGAGACCAGTCGAAGTGATTATTCTGTCTTGAGTAAACGGCAAGTAACGAGTCACGTCACAACTCGCCTTGCGGCCTAATGGGTTTGTCGTCACGGTGCCACTGGCATATCGCCAGCGCACAAAATAGCTTGGCCCGTAAACCGAATTGATCGTCGTCTTTGACCATAAGGTGCTAAGGCCGCCAAGCTCAATATAATTCAGTCCAGAATTCTTGAAGTTGTTGGTGCCATCCACTGTTCCTGAGAAGTCAATCCATACTGAGCCGGTCCAGTATTGCCACGACCCGGTATATGTTCCAACACCCGCTTGCGATACATCGATCTTCATCCTGAAGAACTGCTCAGACATGCCGAAGTAATACTCACCGGCTGACGCTGGCGCTCCGTTGAGAAACGTCATGTCGTCTACAGTCGAAGAGTTTGCCGCTGTTGTCTGATCAGCGTATGAGCCATCCTTGAAGAAGATGGCGTAATTGGGTAAGCCCTGTTGCCGCGCCCTGACAATAACGTCGAGACCCGAAGGATTGAATGCGGACTCGTAGTTGATCGTTGTGCTGATATCTCCACTCGCGTCTGCAAGCCCCTCAAAGATCACGTCGCCTTTCGTGACCGTGCCTACCGTCTCATCTGCGATAACCTTGACTGCCGCGCCTTCGGTCAAGCCGGATACGACGATTGGTTGTGCGTTGTTGAGAGTTGTGCTGGTTCCTACCCCGGTCGTCCGAACCGTCGGGATGTCTCCGCCATCAGTAATGTTGAACGTGACGGCTTTGCCCCCTTGGTTCCATAGCGCCGCCGTTGTTGTGCCGTCTGCTCCGAATCCGTTGAATGTATTTCCCTTTAGCTCCTGCGTGGCAGGAATTGCTGCGCTTCCGTAACCCGATGCGTCCACGTTGATGGCGTGCCCCGTCCCAAAAACGAAGCTGCAATATTTGAATTGCGTAGTGTCGTTTGTGTACACATCATAAGTGGTAGTGCCATTAACGAACGTGCAACGAATGACCTCAAGGTTGACGACGCTGGCATTGAAACTTTCGTCGCCCCCATAGAAAACGTCGCATGAGCTGACTAGTGAGCTAATCCACGTTGTGTTGACCGTGATATCAGCATCGTTTTGAACCAGAACGCCGCCCACATACATCTCTTGCGCGCCGACGAAAGTCGATCCGTAAATGTTCTGGTTGTACGCTTGCGCTGCAGTCGGAGCTGCGGTTGGCCCCTGCACTCTCCATGCCCAGTCGCCAAGGTCTGCAGCACTTGCGGAGATGGTCACACCCTGAGAGCCTGTTCGATCATCGCCAGTACCGGAAACCACGCCGAACGTCACGTTCACCGTCGCCGCTGTGGTTAGTGTTGCGTCCAGCACAAAGCCAAAAGATTGTGGATTCACGAACTCCATCGAGTCGATCAGGATGAGCGCATTGCTATCACTAAAGTCGCAGGTCGAGTACGTCGATGTCGCCCGGAAATGAATGCGCCCAGCAAGCACATATGACCCTCCCGGACCGAGCCTGAACGTGCCGTTGGCTATGCCGAGCTGGGTGTAGATGTCCGCGAAAGACCAGTCTGACGTTCCGGCGTTATCGCCCTCGATGATGATCGATGCCCCGGTCTGGGCCACGTAATAGATCGCGTCTATCCATGTATTGTCTGCATTTCGCGGCATCGTGCCGCCAGTAACAGAGCTGTACCCTACATGCTGAATCTGCGCAGCTGTTGGCGGGGTTCCGCCCGTTGCGTCCGCATTGGTCAGAATGTCTCCGATATTGATCACGAACAGCGTCCAGCCGCCTGCGATTGACTGGGGCCATGCGTCACTGCCTGCCACGTAGCGCTCTGCGAAATTCGCGACATTGGCCCCGGCTACACGTATCGCCATGCCTCCGTTCGCCTTGGTCGCTAACAGGCCGACGATACCGCTGTTGATCCAGATATAGAGATTGTCACTGGTCGTCAGGCCAATCGCAGAAGTGTTGTTGTACATCACATAGCGCCGTGAGCTGGTGATGTTCTCTGCAATAGAGCCTGTGCCCTCGATGAATATCTCGGTGTCAAGCGTTGCGGACGACGTAGCCACCCAGTTGGTTGCTGAGTCGGCGGCTGTAAGCAGCGTCCTGCCGTCAGTTATCTGGCCAGCCATGCTGCCTCCTATACTCGTACAGGAAGACAGCCCCTGCGTTCACGCTGTCCAGCTGGCAGGTCGGCATCGATTCGATGAATACCAAAGAGGCCCTATCGAAGTTGGGCACCAGCTCTATCATCTGGTCGGTCATATGCTTGTGCGTGGGACCGAACACAAGCAGCGTATCGGCCCCGAAGGAGTAGTCTGACAGGGAGGCTTGGCCTTGGATGAACACGGCATCCTCTGGCTGAGCGATGACCACGTTGGCGCACTCCGGGGGGTTCCCGTCACTGCACCATCTCATCCTCCGCTTGTTTGCCCATGGGAAGTAGGAGTTCTCCTTCTTCACCCCGAACGCTGGCAGCACGTAACCCCATTGGTCGATGATCGCGTCATCGTCTTCGAGCACCAGCACGCAGAGGTTCGTCATCAGGAATAGCTCAACGACGCGCGGTCGTCCCAGATGTTGTCGTATGCATCGTCTCCGTCAGCCCACTGAACGGACACGTCGTCATCGCTCTGCAGGATCGTCCTGCTGATCCGCCACGATGCGGCAGAGGTTACGGTGCCGGGGTTTGCTTTCCCCGTGTAGATGATCTGCGGTGTCCCCGGAAGGAAGTCCACCTGAGTCGCCTGCGCCACGTTCCCGAATCCTCCTTGGTTCACCCAGACCCCGCCGATCTTGTCCCATACGTCGCCGTCGTCTGCAGAGATCGCGATGTCCCCGTCAATGCCCAGTCCGCTCGATGGCGTTCCGGTAACCGTGTAAGTGCGGTTGCCGTTGGTGCCGTTCGAGCCGGGTGCGCCCGGAGGACCAGAAGGACCAATCGGCCCCGGCGGACCCGGATCGCCAGTCGCGCCTTTTGGCGGAGCTGTGCTGTTCGAGCCGTCGTAGTAGCCCTCCTCGTACGCCTGCCAGCTTCCGGGGACAGTGGCTTGATTGTACGGGTTTTCCTTCGGCCTGCCATAGAGGGCATCGTAATACCCAGTGTCATAGGCCGTGCGGTTCTGCCCACGGTAAGCCATTAGTCAGTCTCGCCCTGCCTGTGACGGTGCGGAGGAATGCACCCAGAGGCCAGTGCCCGAGCCATGTCTTCGTCAGCGGTTGCGCTTTTTTCCATGGCCCGAGTGATCGCCATCTGCCCCTGATTGATCTTGATCAGCGTCTCCGCCACGATCTGATTTGATTTGGCCAACGCGCTGATCGCCTCGCTGTAGTTTTGCAGCTGCGTTGTCGCCAAGTTGTAGAGGCCGATCAGGATCAGCGCCGCGAGCGCCAGCCCTCCAACCCTGTCTAGCTCCCTCAGCCTCTGGCTCCACACGTCTTTTGATTGTTCCTCTGTTACCACTTCCGTGACTCCAATAAAAAGGGGACAGCCGTTAAGCAGTCCCCTTGTTTCGGAGCGCCAGCGCGAGCCGGGGCTTCCCATCCAGATTCAGTCTATAACCAGCCCAGCGCGCAGGCAACCTGCCATCCAAGCAAGCCAAGCAAGATTGTCCACCAAAGTATTCTGTAAGCACGCTGCGCCCTCTGGGGACACAAGCGCAACAGTGGTGGGAAGTCCGGTATGGGTATCACTGGGCGCAAACGTCATCCCTCCATTACGAGTTTAGCACTTCCATGGTCAGGTTCCGCAAGCCTCTTCCAGTGTTCCAGCTCATCGATCAGGTTCTTGTGCGGTGCAGTTGGAGGCCTCCTCCATCCATACCGCTTCACCATCGCCTCCACCCGGTCCCAAGACGGCTCCGTTAAGGCTCCTCCCTCGATCTGGGAGCGCGACCGCCCACGCAGGAAACCGTACGCCAAGTGGGTAGCACGAGCTTCCTCCCTGACGTTCTGGGTTCGGTGACTGTGCAGTCCGCTCAAGGTGCCCTCCCACCCCGCTGGTCGTTTTGGGACGGGTCGGCTCTTGAGGCGGCACTCTTCTCTCCTGATGATTCTGGCCTCTTCAGCCAGCGACTTCACTTTGACTTTGAGATATGTGATTCCGTACATGATGCTCTCCAACTACTGGATTCAAATGGTTTGGTATTTGACTAGCAGTTGGGTACGGGCGGGTCTCTACACGATTCAGCTCATCGTCCTGTCCTCCGTGTTGATCAAGGCACCTAAGCCCAGTCTTGACAGCACGGTCAATCCTGCGCCAGTTGGGCGACCTCAGTCAAGCCGCAGCCTGACCTCGGTGAAGTCTTCGGTGTACGTCAGGGTTCCGCTGTCTCCCACGCACAGATTGTGCCCTCGATTTGGCTCTATCTGGTCCAAGCCTATCCATGCGTAGAACGGCGGCTCGTTGTCCCCGTAATCGACGTATGCGCCGAACTTCCACATCTCTCGCCCAGTGTTATTGAAGTTCGGCACGCACACCGTCAGGCATCCGCGCTTTGAGAAAGTGGAGAGCGCTGAGGGAGTCGAACCCTCGCGGGACTGGGATTGAAAGCCCTCCCGCTCGCCTGAAGCGCCCTTGTGTTGCAGCCATTCGCTGTATGTGAATTCTGCCTTGTGCATCACTCTGCCTCCAAGGCTTTGCGGTTCGCATTCTGTACGTCACGCTGTTTCTGGCAGTCCAACTTGAAAATGATCTGATTTATAAATTTCGCTGGAACCGTGCCTTGCGGGTGTGTTCGCGGTAGTCGTCGTTCATGATCCTGCCTCCTCTATCATTGTGTCCAATATTGACTGCGCCCTGTCGATGCACAGGCGCGCCGCCGCAACCCGATGCCGCGCGGCAACCAGACTATCTCTGTCGATGCTGCGCTCGATGCATGCGCGTGTCAGGCCTATCTCATCCTCGGCATGTTGCAGCTCTGGGTATAACTTTCGTGTCTGCGTTGTCACAGGTTCTCTCCTTTCCAGTGCTTTTCTGGCGATGATGGTTGTTCTTCTAGGCAGGGGAAAGCGTTGGCAATGCTTGCTATTTCCTCAAGCGCCTCACGCAGCCGTTTGTTTTCGGCCTCCAGTTCTTCGATGCGGCAGACACGACACTCACTACCTTCTGTGCATAGATGTTTATCGCAGTTTGAATAGCTGACCCACTGTTTACCGTTTGCTTGTTTACCAGTGCTCATCACTCCCCTCCAAGGCTTTGCGCGCAGTAGCCTGACAACACGAAACGGTATGCCCTTCACAACTGGCTATCTGCTCCAGCGCCTCACGCAGCCGCTTGATTATTTTGAATCGTTCATCAGCGGCAGCCCTTGCTAATTTCAGTGCATCCCGCCTCGCATCACACGCCTCACGCAGCCGCTTGTTTTCGGCTTCCAGTTCTCCGATGCGCCGAACCAGATATGTGTCGTAGTTATCCTGATCGCGGCACAGGTATGCGATCCGCGCTTCCAGTTCTGCGATGCGATTGTCTTTCCGGTTCAGTATCCTTTCAACGTCGGTAATGAACTCTATGCTGTCCTCATACATCACGCCCCCTCCAGCATTGCATAAGCCGCATCACGCACTGCGGTGCAGAAGTCGGCGGTTGCTGGTTGTTCTCCAAGCTCATCATTGAAAAGCGCCCACTCGAATACACCGAAGCAATTAAAATTATCAACGACTGCTTTGGCTCCTGCTTTCGTAAAAGCGTTTTCTGTGGCCATGATTTTCTCATTAAGATGACTTCGCCATGAGCCGTCGAATAAGTACCAGTTCCCCATCCACTCCGCGACGCGGGTGATCTTGTCTGCGTTGTCAATCATTTGGTGCTCCCGGAGCATAGTGTTCACCCCAGCTACCATCATAATCAGGGTCACCCCCCCTCGCCAAATAAGCGTAACGCCCACGAGGGTTGTGCCTGTTGTGGTATCTGTCTTTGTGTTTGTTACAACAGAACCGGCGACGCGCTGACTTGTTGCAGCCCTCAAGTTCACATATCTTGTCACTCATCACTTTCTCCCTGATTGCCTTAATCCATGCGCAAGCATGGCGACTAACCGCATATTTTGCTTTTCCCGTGCCGCAGCCATTGCCGCATCCCATGCCGCAGCCCATGCCGCAGCCCGCGCATCCCGTGCCGCAGCCCGTGCCGAAGCCTCTGCCGAAGCCATTGCCGAAGCCATTGCCGCATTCCATGCCGCAGCCCGTGCCGAAGCCTCTGCCGAAGCCTCTGCCGAAGCCATTGCCGCAGCCCGTGCCGCAGCCCGCTCAGCCCGTGCCGCAGCCCGTGCCGCAGCCCGTGCCGCAGCCCGTGCCGCATCCCATGCCGAAGCCCGTGCCGCATCGCGGATAGATGCATCACCGGTTTTCAGGTAGCGCACGACAATATCGGGCGCATCCCATAGGTGGATAACATCAAGAGCGCAAAGCCGGGAAAATCTGTACAGCGTATCAGTGGCGTCGAATCCGACAAGGTAGGTTCTTTCGGTGGCGCATGATTTGTCATCATCATGGATTACCTGCCCACCTAGCGTGACTTTCCAGAGATAAGGGCCGGGAGCATATCTAAGCGCATCAATAGCCCGCTTGGATGCGTGTAGGCCATTCGCACACATGACTGGATCGCCTTCTACTTTGTGCGTGATACCGGCTTTTATGATTCGACCGTCGCCATAGCTCAACCGCTTATCTTCGCGGCTGAAATAGTAATATGTTTGCATCACTTATCCCTCGGGACAGCAAATATTTTCAGACTGTCCCCTGAAAACTTGGCCACAAGGGCGCAGCCGAGCCGGATTGCAGTCGAAAAACTACCCTTTGCCTCTGGGCCTACACAGGGAAACTTAACGATGAATACACCGCCGGGATAGTCTTGCGCATACACGCGATGCCGGACGCGCTCACGATCTTCCAGTTCACGCACCCGCTTGCGAAGTCGCCGTGCTTCGGCCTGTGATATTGGCTTACTCATTACTAACCCCCCAATAGTACTGCGTCTATTTCTTCAAGCAGCGCGTTGAGCGTTGGGTCTTCCAATGGACAGCCATATTCACCAAGTACATTGCTTATTCGTTCTAGCGTCGCTTCCAGTTCTTCGATGCGGCCCTTTAGCTTAATGGCCCCCTCGCTGGCGTAGAGAAGCGCCTGCTGCTCGCTGGTGCGCTCTTTCTGCGGGGTTTCCTCTGCCGCCTTTACCAGCTTCTCCTGAACGGATTGGTCGAACTTATGTCCAAAATCTATAGCCATAACGATGCCTCCCTGAGTGGTCAATCAAGGATATCAAATAGTGATAAAAAAGATAGCACTTCCTGTGGATGTCAGGGTGCTTTACTTGATGTTCATGCCGCCGTGGTAATGCGCCATGCGCTTCATGTCGGCCAGAGCATCGGCCAGCTGCTTGACCGTGTTCTCCAGCGCGCCTAGCCGCATCTCCATGCTCGCTATGGCAGAGTTCCTGAACGGATTGAACTCCAGAGACTCAGCGAAAGACGCTTCCCCAGCCATGCCCTGCGCATGAGCACACAGCGAGCATGACTGGGGATTGTTCCCGTGACGACATGGGTCGATGGTCGGCACGTTAGTCTTCGTGCTTCACCCAGCCACAGACGGAGCACGCGCCGCCGTCCATCGAGTTCACCGCGCCACAGGCCGGACAGTCTTCGCCAGCCGGGGCCTCTTCTGCTGCCGGGGCCTCTGGGGCCTCGTCAACAACCGCTTCTTCTTCGATGCTCATCTCTGTCTCCTTGATTAAAAAATCGCCATAAACCCCCGGAGAGGTGATGACTTATTGCGCACTCAGAACCAGAAGAAGCGGTTCCGAAGGTGATCGATGACCAACAATAGCAAGGCAATGATGCCCAGTATTGCCAAGCCACCGCATATCCAGATCATCACCCGAGCGCCTTCCCCAAAATGTCTGCGGCTACCCGCTCTCTAGTGACCGCCATGGAGCGAGCTAACGCATCCGCATAAATCCTACCGATATCGCCATACTGCAGCTCGTCGATCTCCTCGTCTGTGATCATGTATCCAAGGCCGTATGTCTCTCGCGCCTCTGCAGCAGCTTGCGCTTCGTGTTCATTCGATCATCCTGCACGTCCAGAGCGGTGGTTGTTCGGCAGGACGATTCCAGCGGACGCCCGCTAACAGTCTCCGGCCTCGCAGCCATGGCACTGTCAGGAATACGCCGGACACGCCGCGAGATTTGCGCCTCCGCGCCTCGTCATCGTAAAGGTGTGGCGGGTGATACTTGAACACGGACAGCCCGTTCGGGAAGCGCTCGCCTTCATGTCGTACCGGGATCACGGCTTCACCCGGAGGTAAGCCACGAACAGCCAGCAGACGGCTGCCAACGCGATGATCTCGAACAGCGACACCGATCCCCCTCCGCTCTTCTCGCCGCCGCCTCTACTGGGCGGCGGCTTCGGGTCGCCCCGGAGGACCACCGACAAGCACCCAAGGCTGGGCAGACAGCGAGCCGCACCCGAACTGGTTACATGCCTGCGTGGCGTAGTAGACCCGCTTCGTCTTATCTGCTGTGCCTGAGTCTTGAACCGTTAGCTCGATACTGGTGTCACTGGCTGGCACCTCGATAGGCGGCAGGGCTGCGGTCACTGGGGTATTGATCGATACGTAGACGTTGACTGAAGTAATGGCGAATGAAGGGTCGTCGCTGATTGGCGTACAGTCCGACAGGAACGTCGGTAGCACCCAGCTCAGGGTCGCCGTGTCCCCGATCTTCTTCACTGCCGACTTCTGCTGGTCTACAGGGCCGTTGCCTTCATCAGGTACGCACTCCTGAGCGCTCGCTGTCTGACACAGGATGCCGCCCAGAATGAACGCCGCAAGCCCCACGATGATTGCGACCTTGTGCTTGTCCCAGAATGCTTGGATATCCATTGATGCTGTCTCCGTTAGCACGTTGTGTGCTGCTCTTTATCACATTGCCTCAGTATGGTTCGCACTTATCGCAAGCCACACGCCTAATGTATTGTTTCGTAAAGGGTTTCCATGACCAGACGGGTAGCACCAGAGTTTTCGTCTGCCATCACGATCACAGTGCCCTCTACATCCTGTGACATGGCAGCCGCTGGTATCACTACATCATCCCCTACCTTGTGCAGGAGATAGCGCAGGAACTTGGCCATCTGGTTCAGCTCTTCCTGAGCCTTCTTCTCTCTCAGTCTGAACATGGTTGCGTCATCTACGATGGAGTGTCGCAGGGCTGCGTTCTCTGCCACGAGCTTGGCTTGCTCTCCCAGTGCAGCGGCCAGCTTGTTCAGCGCCGTGGTCTCGCTCTTGACGGTCTGCTCGTACTTCCTCGCAATCTGGCGTGCGAACACCACGGCACACGTCGCTGCCAGTACCGCGCACAGCGTCAGGCTGGCTGTAAGGAGTGATTCACTCATCCGAGCGCACTGTAACGCTTGAGCATGACGAAGCGCGCCAGCTTAGGCGGCCTTTTACCGCGCGCCGTGATCTTTCTCACCGAGCGCGCGAACTTCCGCTCACGGCGTGCCTTCTGCTTCTTGTTGGCGACCCTCTTGCTCATATCATCAGGTACGTAATCAAAACAAACAAAGGGATGACCAGTAATCCGGCCAAGAACGAAAGCGTGTTCTTTAGGTTGCGGCTCACTTGCCCCGGCGTTCGTGCTTTCGGCTTGTGACCGGGTTCTTCGGATGCTTGGAGTTGTAGATCGCTGCCGCCTTTGCTTTCGCCTTCTTCGATGGCAGCCCTTCCTTCTTGAACTTGTCTCGCATCTTTTCGTAGGCTTTTGGCATGGCTACTTGATCTTCCGTGCTTTGCCTTCAGGTCCCTGCATCGGAACTCCGAAGACGAGAGAGGTTGGCCGCTCCCCGGACGGTGCGTAGGACGATGGTTGTGAAGGTTGTCTCCTCGCTCGCGCCGGGGGCGACCCGCCGTCTGGTAATCCTTTGTTCGGACCTACAGTCGCGGTCACCAGATCATCGATGGCGTAGGCGCGCTGTTTGCCGCCTTTGCCGCCGGGATGGATTTTTCTGTCAGGCATCAGGGTTCTCCATTGGTGTGTTCTGACGATAGCAAAATTATGCCATCTTGTCCGGCACCAGTATGCCGCTAACCCCTTCCTTCACTTCCTGCTGCGCCGCAGCTTTGGCATCCTTGTCAGCCATGCCGCGCAGGACAGCGCAAAACTTGTGAGCTGTGTACTGGGCAAGCGTCAGATCATGCACGTCCTCCGGCAGCTCTTCACCCTCTCCCAGCCCCCAGTCTACGCCGAAATCCAGACCCTCCTTCCCGTTATGAGTCCAGTCTTCGATCATCAGATAGACTTTTGCCACTGATCGTCTCCCCCTCTATGGTATTGGTCGGCTTCGCCAGCTCTGATCGGATGGTGTCACGCACGCGCATCAGGGTTTCCATCGGCAAGTCCGCAAATCTGCGCGCCTCGCCCGTGATGTTGATGCTATCCTCGAACAGGCCGAAGTGGCGGCCCATCTGGGTCAGCGCGGTCATCTTGTCGTGGAACGAATACTGATAGCGCTCAGGGTCCATCTTGCCGGTCTCTTTGTTCAACCTCGCAGCATAGACGCGAACACTTCGAATGCAGGAGCGCTGCGCCGGGGTCAGCTCGTCTGGAGACTTCCACACCCAGCGCTCTGGCTCGCCGTCTTTCGCATCGTTCTTCATGAAGCTGATCGGGTCCTGAAACGCGATGTCAGACAGCTCCTGAATGACATCCGCGTCAGTGCGCTCGATGCGCCGCAGGAGGTGCTTGCTGCGGTTGCGTACCGCCTTCTCGATATGGGGCTTCTTCAGGAAGCTGGACGCTTTGCTGACCTGCCCCTTGCAGTAGCCTGCGAGAGTGGCGGCCTTGGTCGCTGACTTGGTGAGGCAATAGTGGCGCACGAACGCCTCTTCCTTGGCCGTCAGCTTTCTTTCTCTGGACCTGCTGTATTTGGATTGCACTTTCGACATGATTCGTGTTTCGTCATTCCCAATAACAGTCGATGATAATCTGAATCACACCTTAGCGCATATGTGGCTGACAGGCCATCCTCCACCGGCTCGTACGGATAAGGGGTATGCGAGTCGAGCAAATAGGTGCCGGGAATATACGCTGCCAGATCGCGCCCCATGATCTTCCCCGGCGGCGGCCAGTCCAGCGACTCCATGACGTACTGCCTGCCGTGTAGCAGGCCGCCTTTCATGGTGAGCGTGAAGCGGTACATGAGCTGATCGTACCCTTAACCTGCCTTATCACTCAATGTGAATCTCGTTATCACAAAGTGTTGACACACATCCCGTGGAAGTGTAAGCTCAAGAGTGCAATTAACCGAAGGAGGCATCGCCATGACACGCTCAACTACTGAAGAGGGTTACGTCACGCTTGCTACTCAAGCTCTGAAACAAGCTGGGTTCAAAACCGAGAAAGCGGCGCGGACTATGGGCCGCTATTCGATCATCAAGAATGGTCAGGTCGTCGGTCAGTTCCAAGTCGCCTTGATGCGCGGATGGAACGCCAACAACCCGACAGGATGGAAGCTCTGGGCCAACCGCTTGGAAGCCAGAAACTGGCGCGCCCACGACATGAACTACCCATTTACGTGGGGCACCCGGCGCTATCAGAAACTCGACTCTTTCGTGAAGGGCGTAGTCGAGCATTGCGTACCGATCAGCGACATCGAATCGCGCAGGGATGCGGCTGAGAAGGCGCTCGAAGATGCTCGCAAAGATTCGCGTGCGGCCCATGCCGAGCTGAAGCACTGGCAACAGCAGTTTGGCAATACGTACGGATCGCTGTTGGCCGACTACTTTATCGACAGGAATCCGATGACCGTGCTCGAACGCGAAGAGCTGGAATCTGCTCTGCGAAAACTGCGGGATTGCCAAGCCGACGTGGATCGCTGTACGGCTTTGATCGAAGAGCGGAACAACGAACGCCTTGATCTCTACAAAGAGGAGAAATAGTCATGAAGTCCGATTATGTGTTCGAGCGCGCTGAAGGGGGGAAGGTGCCCACGCGCGCCAAGGTCCGCCGCGACTTCCCTGAGCTGACCAAGGCGGAAGCGCAGGGCGTAGTGGATCACCTGCGGCGCTGCGAGCATTGGCTCAGCCCCATCTATCACGTCCAGATCGACAAAGAGTGTCAGCACGGGTTTGCTGGTCTGACCGTATGGCACTTATCGATCAAGCGTATCGACAAGCAACCGATCCGCGACTGGCGCGTGATGCAGGCTATCAAGAGCGGAGTGGTCGGGGCTGAGGTCGAGGCCATCGAGCTATATCCGGCTGAGTCAAGAGTAGTCGATACATCTAACCAGTATCACTTGTTTTGCTTTCCTAATGGTGAGCGCGTGCCTTGCGGATACACCGCAGGCATGAGAACCGATAACCCCGGAGTCGAAGGCGCTGTGCAACGACCCGGTTCAGGAGGTGCGTGATGCCCCGAGTCAATTTTGTGAAGGCAGCCCGGAAAGACAACCCGGTCGCGAAGAAAGGTGAGAGCTACAGCCTGATCGAGAACTTGCCCACGAGTCTTGAAGTGGAGATGTACTGATGGAATACCCAAAGATGGAAGAGCTGTTGTCGCGCAAAGAGCCGCTGCATGAAGCCCTCGTGCCTTACCTGCAGCAAAGCGAGACGAGCGGCATGATGTTCCTGCGGCATCCTCTGGTATTCGATGTGCCGTACAGCCCGATCAAGAACGCGCTGAACAATCATCGCTACCTGATGCTGAAGGAGCATACGCAGCACTGTCTGGATACTGGTAAGTACGACCAATATGTGTGGGCGCACGAGCGACCATACAGGTTCGAGGCTTACATGAATGTCCGTGAGCTGGTGAGCGACAACCTGCGCGCCGAGTTACTGGCCTCGGTCTGGGGCGACTCGGAGAACATCTGGCAGAACCTCGCCAGCTGGCAGGAAGAGTGGCAATGGATGCGAGACGCTGGACGCACACCGTACCTTGGCTCCCCGGAGACCACTGCGCGCCTGATGCGGATGCCGCGCGAGGTACAGATATGGCGCGGTCAGTCTGGAGACAGAAACTGGGTCGGGCTGAGCTGGACTACGGATAAAGACAAGGCAGTCTGGTTCGCGCGTCGATTCTCTCGGGCTTCGGAGCCATCTCGGTTGATTGCCGGGATGGTGCGTAAGGAGCACATCCTCGCGCTGTTCGACGACCGCAATGAGTCTGAAGTCGTCGCGTTTCCGGATGATGTGACGGTTCTGATCTCAACGGAGGTGACGAAATGATTTACTACTGCAATGACTGCAAGCTGACGTTCGACTCTGACAGGGCCGGACTTATCGCGGATCGTTCCGATGACATGTATGACCGTGGAACGGTCCCCATGATGACCTATGTTTGCCCATGCTGCGGCGGGGAAGACATCGAGGAAGCAACGGAGAAGCAGATATGTTCAAGCGGCTGATGAATTTCATCCGCCCAGCCAAGCGCAGTGACGTGCGTAATATCTGGGTACTGGTGCCGACGTACATCGACGAGCCGCCAGCGGCGTATGACAGCGCTGAACAGCTCTGGGAGGTGCTGACGGAGCAGGGGCAGGTCGAAGGGCTGTCAGTGGACGATCTGACGAGCCTGAATGCCTACGAGCACCTGACGTGGACAGTGGACCCAGATGACGAGGATTCGAGCGTCACCGTGTACCGGGTGCCATTAACACTTGTTGATAAAACTTCCACAGTCAGGTATAATGTACTTTCGGTTATTGATGAAGGAGGCAACACCAATGGCTATCCAAGTAATGCGATACCAGACGACCAATGGGGTCAAGCCGGTACTGGTCAAAGATGGTGGCAGGAAGTACCTGCACGTCCTTACGCTGGACTACCCGATGCGGCTGATCAGAGTCCCCAAGGCGGAGGCAAGATACATGGCTCCGCTGAAGTTCCGCCAACGCAATGGGACCTTGGTGGACTATCCATTGAAGAGAGCCGTCCGTCGTTTCAAGAGCTTTGGGAAGAGTTCGTCACCGACGAAGCAAGCAAAGAGTTTCCTGAAGGAAGCAGCTGACGAGGCGCGGACCACGCCCCTCAGCTTTTAATCAACGGTCCATAGGAGAAACGCCATGAGTAATTTGAATTCGATCCTGACCTCCGCTCTTGCGGACGTAGCAACGCAGCTCTACAGCGCCGACGAGCTGACCCGCCAGTACCAGCTGCTGGGTGAGTGCCTCGGCATCAAGCCGGAGAAGGCCGAGCTGCCGGACAACGCGATAGTCGCCGCTGAGATCAGCGAAGAGGACGTTGCGGCACTCCGCAGGGTCCGCGACCTGCTGAACAAGTTCCCTGTCTGACTGTATGCGGGGGCGTTCCACCCGGAGCGCCCCCGCCAAGGAGCAACGCCATGACAACCACGAACGAAGAGCTGCGCAAGATCATCAAGCGCCATCATCTGACCCGGCCACAGGTCCGGGATGCAACCTGCAGCGCCACGACCGCGACAGTAGATCGCTGGCTGGTGCCGCCGAAGAAGGACGGCAAGCCTAACCCGACATATCGGACAATGCCGCTGTCGAAGCTGCAGCTGCTGAAGATCAAAGTCATTAACACCTAGTGTGAATTTAATTATCACAAAGTGTTGACTTCCAGAGTCAGTGTCTGTAGAGTTCGAACCATGGCCAGAGAGGCTGGCCACTAACCCAAAGGAGATTCGCCATGAAATCCGGACTTACCCTTCAAGAGATGGCTGCCGAAATCCAGCGCCGCGAAGAAGCCAAGCGCGACTTTGTTTCGGACACCCGCAACCTGACCGTCGTGCCTACTGGCAACAAGTCGGTCGCCCTTGAGCTGAACGAAGAGCAGTTCCCGATCACGCAGCACGCGCTGCGCCAGATGGGTTCCCGCGTCAAGCTCCCGGCCCAGTATGCTGATCGCCTGCTGGAAGCCGGTCACGCCGACCTGCTGGCCGACAACCTATCTCAGTTGTTTGCCCGTGAGCCTGAGCAGCGCATGGTCCGCGTTCTGGACAACAAGGCTCGCGCTTTCCTGTCCAACCGCTACCGTCCGCTGGATAACTTCGACCTGTCCCACGCTGTGCTGCCTATCCTGATGGAACAGCCGCAGCTGGAGATCGTCTCCACCCAGTTCACCGAGACCCGGTTCTACATCAAGGCCGTGTTCCCCCGCGTGACTGGCGACGTGTCTGTCGGTGACCCCGTGCAGTCCGGCGTTGTGATCTCGAACTCAGAGGTCGGCGCTGGTTCCCTGACGGTCTCCCCGCTGGTCTACCGTCTGGTCTGCCTGAACGGCATGATCTCTTCGTACGGCGGCCAGAAGAAGTACCACGTCGGTCGGGCTACGAATGGCAACGGCGAAGAGGCGCTGGAAATCTTCCGCGACGAGACTGTCGAGGCTGATGACCGCGCGTTCTGGATGAAGGTGCAGGACACTGTTCGCGCCTCCACCAATCCGGAGCACTTCGAGCGCATCCTTGACGAGATGCGCAAGGCCAAGGGGATGGAGATCACTGGTCGCCCGGTCGCTGCAGTCGAAGAGCTGGCGAAGAAGTTCACCTACACCGAGAATCAGAAGGACTCCGTGCTGGAGCACCTGATGCGCGGCGGCGACTTCTCCCAGTACGGCCTGCTGAATGCGGTGACCCGTGCCTCGCAGGATCAGGACGACTACGAGACGGCCACCCAGATGGAGCGCGATGGCGGACGCATCATCGAGCTACCGAAGGCAGAGTGGACCCGCATCGCGGAAGCCGCTTAACCACCACAGGGGGGCGCAAGCCCCCCTTTCCTATGGAGACAAAGCCATGAGTGCTGACAAGAACCTAGCGTACGCACGCAAGCTCCTAGACCGGCTGATCGAGATCGATCAGACAGTCGTGGGGCATTACTACGAGATGGGCCGCATCCTGTCGTCCATCAACCACGGCAAGCTGACCGAGCTGCTGGGCTACGAATCGTTGGCCCATCTCATCGAAGAGGAGCTGAGCTTCGGCACCGGAACCGGCTACAAGTACATGAACGTGTACCGGCACCTGCGCCGCCTGAAGTACAACAAGACAGAGGCGCTGGAGCTGCTGGACGAGTTCGGGATCACGCAGCTGTATGCGTGGCTGACTCGCGCCACCACCAAGGCCAGCAAGCGCACGATCTACAGCGACCTCAAGTCTATCGGTGTGCCGGTCACTATTGGCTTCTGCCTGAAGCCTGACGACCGCAAGCGGGTCACCGTGTTGATGGACACCATGGGCGCGGAGTGGTCAGAGCATGGACGGCTCAACAACTCATCCAAGCTGTTCATGGAGATGGTCGCTGTCTGCGAGGAGGCTTACGGCATCGCAGAGCCAGCGCCTAAGTCCAAGCTCACCATTGTGAAGTAGGCAAAAAAAGGCCGGGTTGGATTTCTCCGACCCGGCCTCCGAGCTTCGCCATGAAGTTCTAAGGACGTACCCGACATCCCCTGCAAGAACAAGAAGGGCCTTGCAAAGCAAGCGTCTCATTTTATCCGCTGCACGTCAATCCCGTACTGAGCCTCCACGATGGCACGCCTGAGCCGCGACTCGCTGGTGTCCATGCCCTTGGTGTCTTCCACAACCAGCTCGTCTCCACGCAGGTACGAGAAGTCTGCGGTGTAAGTGGCACGCCTTCCGTTTGGGTAGCCCTTCGACTTCACGAGGATCGGCTTGTCTCCGCAGCTCAGCTTGAACTTCGGATGAACCTTCAGGTCGGTGATCGCGCCTGCTCGCTCCATCAGCTTCAGCTCTTCGTACCGCCGAGCCTCCAGTTTCGAATCGAACTTGAGGCCATCGACGACGGTCTTCTTGTTTTTGTACTTCGGAACCTGCCATCCGGCTACGGCCCTTGTCGGTGCTTTCGTTCCCACATTCGTGCCTCCAGAAAAATATCGTAGTCAAGCTGTTCGTCCACCCAGATCAGATGGGCGAGCTGCGTTCCGAATGCTGCCTCCCAAGTTTCCACGCCCATGCCAGAATCGATCCCCCGGATGCCGACGTGATACTCGGCGTGCAAAGGTATCTGCAGGAACGGGTTCTGCTTCTGCCCCATGCCGACATGCCATCCAGCCTCCTTGATCGATGCTCCATGGGTATGGTGCAGCGTAACTGGGCGCATCCGGGAGACGGCGCATGGCAGTTCTCGCAGGTTCTGCTCGTGCCTACTTACCGGGATCAATGCTCTTCACCGGCTTCATGTCCTTGAGTGGCAGCATAATGACAGGCTCCTTGTCTCCGTTCTGGCCGCGATCATTGCCGCCCCAAAGCACTTTCAGCTCTTTGACGTGCAGGTAGCTTACGGCATCGAAGTACATCATGCTGCCGTCTTCGAACTGGTAGATCATCAGCGCCGGAACACGAGCGGTCCAGCCAAGCTGCCTGAGCTTTGCCCACTTGGCTAGACTCAGCATCATTTCTGGGTACTGCCTGTCACGATACTTGTACTCTGCAAAAGCACAGATTCGATCATCCCTCCGCAGGCACCAGTCAATCTCGTACAGGAAGGGCGACAGGTCTTCGACCACGCAGTGCCATCGCCTTTCAATGAACAGCGCCGCTGTCGCTTGACGCTGCCTGTCTTCCTCGCTTTCATTGCATTCACGCCATTTCAAAACGGTGTCCCCTTGCGCTCTGACAGCCATGCTGCAAATGGCTTGCGGACCTGATCGTGAAACGACTGAGCGATAGACTCATGCTGGTCCAGCAGACTGCGTGAATCGATCCCAAGGCGGTCCCGAATGAACTCCGCTGCCTCCTGCTCGTTCCTGACCCGCCACTCACCCTGCAGCTCGGCCCAGCTCCAGAAGTCTGGGTTGTTACCCATCATGGCCGCCACCTGAGACAGCCTCTGTGGCCTTTTACCGGGCTTCTGGTGATTCTCGACCGTCTCCCTTGCCTTCTGGTCAATCACGGTGTCATCGTCGTCCAGCTCGACCAGAGCGGCCATAAAGGAATCCTTGCCGCGCTCGAAGCCCTCGAACACATGCATCCCGTTGTCCGGGGGAGGACACCAGAACTCCACGCTGTGCCCCGTGGCTGAGCTGTCCTGCCAGTTCGCCAGCATCAGCTCCACCACGACGCTGGCCTTATCCTGTACGTGAACCAGCGACACGCTGAATCGTGTCCCGGCCTTTCCCTTGCGGCGCTTGGTGAAATACTTGAACGGATTCGGCCCGTCGCTCCCGCCCACGATCTTGAACTTGACCTTGTGCCCAGCGTTGTCGGACCACGTAGCGGCTGACAGGATCAGCTCGCCCCTCCATGCAATGTTCTGTTCCATGTTGCCCCCTTCAATGCGCGACGGCACGAGTCTCCCCGTGCCGCCGCATCATCGTTACTTCTTGGCCTTTGCTTTCGGCGGGGAGCGCTTGACTCCCTCCGTGCGCAGCGTCAGGCCGCCATTGTCCAGCGACCAGCCGACAACAGGCTTGCCTGCCTTGCCGTCGCCAGCAGCCACGACCAGCTGGTCGGTTTCCTTGACCAGACCTGCCGCAATCAGGCTGGCGATTTTTTCACTTACTTCTTTCAGGTTCATCTTCGTACCCCTTTGGTTGATGCGCGTCAGCGCGGTTAAAAATACGCTCTCATGTCTACGTGGAAATTTTTGTCTTGCGTGTCGCTGCAATCCGACTCGTTGAAAACATCAAGCGGGTCGTGACCCTGAACCGTCGGTAGGAACACGCGGATATTGCAATCCCTGTTGACGTTCCAGTACGAGTTAGCAAGCTGGTAAGCAGCCGCCTGACCAGTGAAGCTCTCGTCACAGTCTGCATAGATGTTAAGCACCCTCAGTTCCTTTGGCAGGCTCATCTGCGCCATCATGTTAGCCGAGATGCCGCACCACGTTGGCTGGTTTCTCATTGCGCGCGCAGCGAATCCCGACTCGACTCCCTCAGCCACGCACAGGCACCCACCCTCTTCCGGATCGCCGAGGCGAATGGCTCCGCCTGCGATTGTGGTAACCGGCGGCATGACCTTCTTCCATCGCCTTCCATTGCCGATATAAATCCTGTGCAGGCTTACAGGGTGTCCCGTTGGCGACTGAATCAGCGAGACAACGCCATGGTATCGAGCGTTTGTTGTCGCGTCATAGAGACAGTCGGACCCCCTTACCGTGACTGGCAGCTCATCTTCAGAGTCGATCTTCAGTCCTCTCGACCGCAGATAATCCACGGCGATATCCGGGCGCTGCGCGGCCTTCCAGACGGTGTTCAGAATCCTGCGCTTTGCTGCTTCACTCAACTCGTCCTTGAATGGCTCCGCGCTGGACTGTCCAGCGACCTCTTCGACACGCTTTAGCACGGTCTTGAAGTCCGTCATCAGGTGATGCATCAGCAGTGTGAAGCCATCACCAGCGCCACACTGGTTGCAGAACCATGTGCCTTCTCCGTTTTTGTCGTCGAATCGAAACCTGTCCTTGCCCTGACAGATCGGGCATGGACCATGAATGTTGCGCAGGAACTTCTCGTCCACACCCAGTGCGATCAGGATCGATCTCCACTTTCCTCTGAACTTGTTTGCTGCCTCAGACACGCTGCTCCCCCCTTTCCTTTGCCTTGGCTTTGCCCTTAGCGTATGCGATGCCCATGCTCCTGATGTATGACTTGCACTCAGGAGTGGGGGTCTCGATGTAAGTCTGGTCGGTCCACGTTCGTGGCGGCCACTCTTTGAACTTGCGCTTGTATGCGTGTGCTGCCCAGCCGATCTTCTTTCCCTTGTCCTCGGCATGGAACCGGAACATCCTATACCAGCGCTGCTTGTCCGTCAGTGAGTACGTGACCTTCTTTGCCGCGACTCGCTGCCTCTTGTCCAGCTTGTTCAGTTCGCCGTTGCGGGTCTCGTACCACTTGCCTTGTCTCTCGGGCTTGTGGCCGCAGCCCGGACACACGACCTGCCCTTCGTACACCATTGCACAGTTCACACAAGTGATCGTTTTGGCCGCGCGCTCGCGCTGCTTCTTCTCCCTCTCCATGTGCAGCGTCTTGCTCTCTTCGAGCGCCCACTCTCGCGGGTCCTCGATCAGGCCGTGCTGGTAGACGTTGCCGGAGTGATCAATGATGAGCGTGTCCTGCTTGCCTATCTCCGGCCTGAGCGTCCGCCCTGCCATCTGTAGATACAGGCCGAGCGATTTGGTTGGCCTTGCCAGCACACACGCTGACAGCTTTGGCAGGTCAAACCCTTCTGTCAGCACCATGCAGTTGGTCACCACCTGATACTGCCCTGACTTCAGCCCTCGAATCGCATCGTCACGCTCTGGCTTTCCCATCGTGCCATCGATATGGATTGCTCGTGCCCCGGACTTCCTGAACTCTTCGCAAAGATGGATAGAGTGGTCAACGCCAGACGCGAACACGATGGTCGGCCTATCTGCCGCGAGCCTGTGCCAGTGTGACACGATGTCGCCCACCAGCTCACGATGGTTCATCGCTTCCTCAAGCTGCTTGGAGTTGTAGTCTCCCGCTGTGATTTTCACGCCCGTGAGATCAGGGATCGTCGGCGCGTAGTATTCCGGTTGCACTAGATAGCCCAGCTTGATCAGCTTCGCTACGGATGGGCACCTGACCATATGCGTGTAGACATCGCCAAGCCCCCTGCCATCTGTGCGCACCGGGGTCGCCGTCATGCCGATCACAATGGCATCCGGATACGCTTCAATCATCTTGAGGTAAGTCGGAGACAGGGAGCGATGTGCTTCATCGATGAATACGATGTCCGCCTTCGGCAGCGGAATCCTGCCAGAAGAAAGCGACCACTCTCGCAGCGAATCAATCGATGCCACCTGCACTTCGAACTCCATCTGCAGGAACTCGCCGGACATGATGACCCCGTGATCCACGCCGAACTTGTACAGCTTGCTGGCGCACTGCTTCACCAGCTCCCTACGATGAGCAAGGAACAAGATGCGTGAACCTTTCTCTTCAGCCTGCCGAATGATGTGTGATGCGATGACGGTTTTCCCTGCGCCTGTCGGTGCCTGTAGGATCACCCGCCTGCCACCCACGCGGAACACTTCGCGCAGAGCATCTACTGCTTCGTATTGAAATTGGCGAAGTTCCATGGTCGGTACAGTTTATCAATCAGTGCTAATTACTTCAACAAAAAATGATAACGAGATTTTTTGTTTCGGGTGCAGACCTCCCCTTTCCGGGAGAACGCCACTACTGGGCTTCGTCCCGTACTTCGGCTTCCGGTCGGACCTCCTACGAGGCTTCTCCCGTGCGGCAGGAAGGGGTCACCTGTTATTCCGCAGAATGGCTTTTCTGGTAGGCAGGCACCAAGCGGACCTCGCGAACTCTCAGCGTACCGGGCTGGATCGGAGGGAATTTGTTTGCGCTGTCCGCGACGGGGAGGTAGACTTTCCGCGTCGGGAAATGTTCAGGCGGCAAACCTTTCCACTTCTTCCCGATCACGGCCCGGTTGAGTTCTTCGCTCACCGGGCCGAATCTTTTTCTACGCCCGTTTCTTTTTCTTGTCAATCTTGGGTGAGCTGGTCTTGACCTGCTGCACGTCTGAGTACAGGTCGATAGGATCGAGCGGGTAATTATTTTCTTCTGCGAGTTGAAGCAAGCGCATCAGTGTGCGCCCACCGGGTCGGCTCCTGTTCGCTGTTTCCCAAACACGAAGCGTTGCCGGACACACGCCGACGAGTTCTGAGAATTCTGTTCTATTGAGGCGAAGCTCTTCGCGAAACCTGCGCACGGCGTTTGGATGTAATGGCGCTGAGTTGGTCCTGAGTATCGGGCGGAATCGCTTCTGGCTTTTGCTCATAACGGATGTCTCCATGTCCATGATCTGCTCTCTGACGTGTGTTTAAGGTTGATAAAATACTTGGGGTTCGAGTGAACGAGTTTAGCATCAAGTGTTGACTCTGTTCCACACTGGGCGTAATCTTCGTTTCGTGCCCGAGGTCGGAGTCAAAGGGTTATCCTCCTAAGATGCTTCCCTTAGACGTTCATTGAAGACGAGGTTGGTCACCGGAGGCTTGCTAAGGCCGCTCGCACGTTGCTGAAATACATGTCGGTTCCCGGCGCGAAGATTCAGAAACTGAGGAGGCGCGATGACTGACAACCTGATAGGGAAACGCGCCTTAGTACGGCTCTCTAGTGCGCCTGATGACATGCTTAATGGTACAGTCCTGTATAGACCGCAAACAATCGGGGATTGCTGGATCATTCGTGACGATGCTGGATGCACGTTTTACGTCCAATCATACCAATGGGTTATGTTTCGTCTAGGGGATGATTTAAATGACTGACCAAGCGAGCAACTTAGTATTAAGGGCGATGGCATGGGAGCGAGCAAAGGGAGAGCTTCGGTCTATCACTGCCGCCTATATGCACGAAGAAGAAAAATTTAATCAGTGGCTTGAGAAGGTTGAGCAGTTTATTCAGGAAGTTGAGGATTACGCGATTGGCGGGCTTGGATAAATTTCATTAGGAGAACAGCCATGACTGACGTGTTCGTGGTAATCACCGATAACGAGACTTGGGCTGGCAACATCAAGCCGCATCAGGCGCTGGCGAAGTACCGTGAGGCGACTGGTATTCCAGCCAAGCTGATCGTAATGGGCGTGACCGCGACCCCGTTCACCATCGCTGATCCGAATGATGCGGGGATGCTCGACATCGCCGGGTTCGATTCTGCGGTGCCTGCGCTGGTGGCTGACTTCATTCGGGAGGGCTTGTGATGAAACAGTTGATCATCCATCCCGAAGACAGGAGCACGATCTTTTTGTCGCGACTGTACAGGGACCTGCCGGACGCAACTATTGTGACCGGCGGGGTTCCCCGTGCGCACCTGCGCAAAATGATCGACCAGCATGATCAGGTCATTATGATGGGGCACGGGTCTCCCTACGGGCTTCTGTCCGTGGGGAGATTCAATGGCCATGGCTATGTCATCGACGACAGCTTTGCTGGACAGCTGTCTGAGCGCGATAACTCGGTGTTTATCTGGTGCAACGCTGATGCTTTCGTGAAGTGGCACCGTCTGCGCGGGTTCTATACCGGGATGTTCATCAGCGAGAGCGCCGAAGCCCATATGTGCGGCATCCCTGTGGCCCGTGAGGACGAGATCGAGGAGTCCAACGATACCTTCATGGATGTTGTCGGGCGGTTCATCAGGCACGAGCCACGGCTGATCTGGGCGGCAGCTCGCCATGAATATGGAAAGCTCGCCCAGAGGAACCCGGTTGCCGCCTATAATCACAGGCGTTTGTATCTCAGCTGACCCCGCCCTGATATAGCAATTTGTGTTGCTTTCGTTAGCACAACCTGCTATATATGAATTGCCACTGGAGACAGCTGCGTATAAGGCAGCGCCGACTCCTCCCGTGTTGGTTCTTGGGTTCGACCCAAGGAGAGCAGGTAACCACCCCTGCCCAGTGGCACTATTCATTGAAGGAGGCACACCATGTCATTGACCAAAGAGCAGGTCGAGTTCCGGAAGTCCGGACTCGGAGGTTCGGATGCCGGGATTGTTCTTGGCGTTTCCAGTTACAAAGACCCGCTGACGCTGTATCTGGAGAAGCGCGGCGAAGTTGAAATCCCTTACGTGGAGACGCGCTTCCAGCGCTGGGGACATCTGCACGAAGAGTCTATCGCGCAGGCATACATGGAGGACACCGGATACAAGGTCGTCCGCTCGAATATCTCCCACCGATCCAAAACCCATCCGTTCATGATCGCCCATCTGGACCGAAAGGTGCGGAAGGCCCCGAACAAGCGCCTGCTTGAATGTAAATCCAGCGCGCTGATATGGGAGTGGGGCGAGGCTGGCACCGAGGACATCCCCCCTTCCTACATGGCTCAGTGTCAGCACTATCTGCATGTCACCGAGTCCGATCAGATCGATGTTGCTGCCCTGCTTGGCGGTAACGACTTCCGCATCTACCCGATCATGCGCAACGAGAACTTCATCAAGCTGCTCGTGGAGGCGGAGGAGGAGTTCTGGGATCGCGTGCTGGCGGGGGTCAAGCCTGCCGCAGACTGGGAGTCAGCGTCCACCACGCGGCTCCTGACGCACCTGTATCCCGGCACCAACGGCAGTGTCGTGCGCCTGCCCCCGGTCGCCCAGAAGTATCACGAGGTGTGCGCTGACGCGAACACGCAGAAACTGATGTACGAGAAGGTCGTCACCGGGTGCCAGAACCGGATCAAGATGATGATGGGCGAAGCGTCTGTCGGCATCCTCCCTGATGGCACGATCTATACTCGAAAGGAAGTCCAGAGAAAGGGCTTCACTGTCGAGCCTACCTCGTACATGTCATTCACGCACACAACCAGAATTCCGAAAGACGTGCAGACCGCTATCGCTGATGGCACTGCACCACTTGTTACTGTAGACGATTAAGGAAACCGCCATGACACTGAACCTGTGGAGTTGGAACAAGGAGCGGCAAGCCAGTTTCCTGCGCAAAGAAATCGCAGAGCTGGAGACCCGCCTGAGTGCCCTGCAAAACGAGCGCGTGGATTTGCTTGAGCAGCGCGATGAGCTGCAGTCGGAGGTGCGCCAGCTCAAGGAGAGCCTTGCTGACATGAAGCGCACCAAGAAGCTGGAAGACGATGAGATCAAGCACCGGATGAAGTGCTTCGAAGAGACCGTGCAGCTGGAGAAGAAAGCCGCACTCATGGACAAGGACATCGACTGCGCAAAGAAAATCTCCGAAGCCGAGCGCAAGTACCAGTCCAAGGTCACCGATAGCTTGGAGAAGCGTGGCAGCGAGATCAAGGATATGTACGAACAGATTCTGACTCGCCTGCCAAACGTGAACTGGGAGGTCAGTGAGCGCAGAAAGTAACCGCTGATGACCTACGAGGCTTTCAGACATTTGATGCGCTCGCTGGGGGCGTCACCGACCAGCGCAGAGGGGATGTTGTATCGTGGGTGCGTAGTCACCGCAACGTATGATTGTTTAACCGCAACCACTGTTGTAAAGGTCGCCAAGCAATGGAATGACGCACTGGTTTATCGGTACATTTCCATCGAAGACCGAACCGATGGGTCGGCGGAAAAACTTCTTGGTGGTCTGGGAAAGGCGGTTGCAGAGATAAATTGTGAAATTAACATGATGATGGATAAGCGGGACCATGCGCTGCAGCAGCTCAAAATGTGCTCAGACCGATTGGAACATCAGAAGGCCGCTCCTCCAGAGGTGACAAGAAAGGCAGCAGAGATGGCAAGCGTCTACGACAAGCAGGCATATTTTTATGGTGCAGGCTGGGCAACTAGCTCGACGACAAGCTCCAGCAACATCGTGATTACCACTCCGGAGGTATTCATAACTGCTGGGACACCAGCACCGTCAGTTACCGCGCGACGCAAGTCTCGGTTTAGTGAACATGGAAGTGTGCTTGAAATCCTCAGACGAGCACACAATGAATGGGTACGTGATCTGAGATTCTGAAGGAGGCAATCATGAATAACGAAACATCAGTTCCGGCGAGGCTGCCGGAGAACACCCTGTCAAACGCAGAACATCGCTTCGAGATGGCGCAGAAGATCGCGGCCAAGCTCGCAGCGTCATCGCTGGTTCCTGACGCATATCGTAACAGGCCGGAGGATGTGTTCGTCGCCATCCAGATGGGACACGAGGTAGGGCTGGGTCCATTCCAAGCCGTCCAGTCCATCGCTGTGATCGACAACAAGCCGTGCCTGTGGGGCGACGGCATGATCGGTTTGGTGCGTGGCTCCGGGAAGTGTGAGTACATTCAGGAGACGTGGGACGACGCGACCAAGACCGCGACCTGCGCAACGCTGCGCAAGGGAGAGAAAGAGCCGCAGGTTCGCAGCTTCTCCCTGCAGGACGCTGCACTCGCCCAGCTGACCAACAAAAACAACTGGAAGAAATACCCGGCCCGGATGTGCCAGATGCGCGCTCGCGCATGGGCGTTGCGTGACACCTATGCTGACGTGCTGCGTGGTCTGGCCTCAGCGGAAGAGGTCCGTGATATCCAGCAGGTCGAGGTCGAGGAGGAGCTTCCGGAGATTCAGGTTGAGGCTGAACTGGCCAAGGATGCGCCGCTGATCGATGACGTTATAGACGACATCGCAGAGGCCCAGACCATGGCCGATCTCATCAAGGCTGGAGATAAGGCCAAGTCCCTGTGGCACGTTGATGATCAGGAGGCCGCTCGCAAAGCCTACAAGGCCCGTCGCGAAACGCTGATAAAGGAGGCCAAGGATGCGGAAGAGAGCGCCGATAAAGCACCGGGGAAGTAGCTTTGTTTATGGCGCACGGTACGTGAAGAAGCCGGACTCGAAGTCCGATATCTATCACATCATTGCCGTGCGCCAGCCGAAGGATTCCACTGGGCCGAACGCGCGCGGGTATCTGGCCTGTGGGGCTATCTATCAGCGCTACTACTTTGATCAAGAGCACAAGACCCCGCCATCGGGAATGCGGTGCTGCAAGAATTGCGACAGGAGACGATGATGCCAAGCCTGAACAGAATCATGATTATGGGACATCTGGGTGGCGATCCGGACGTGCGTTATTTGCCGTCCGGCGCTCAGATCACGACGTTCTCTGTTGCCACCACAGAGAAGTGGACGGATCGGGACACTAACGAGAAGCGAGAGCGAACCACATGGCACAAGGTGGATTGCTTCGGCGGTACTGCGGAGTTCGCAAGCAAGCACCTGTACAAGGGGCAGCTTGTCTATGTCGAAGGCAAGCAGTACCACGAGCGGATCGAGCGCGATGGCGTCGTCCGCTACTTCGCGTCCATCAAATGCGATGAGCTGAAGCCTCTGCAGTGGCGCGATGACAACTCGCCCCGCCCAACGAAGCAGCAACCAGAGGGTCGTCCACAGCCAGCGCTGGATGACGACATACCATTCTGATGGGTAAGCAAAAGAGCGACCGCCCAGTGATGCTCCCGGCCTACCTCAACTGGGGGATAGAGGACACATGTCTGAAGAAAACAGAGCAAGCGAGAAGGTGGATGAAGCAGCACGGGATCACGCCGCTTTTACAAAGGTACGGGAAAGCGCAGCAGAAAAGCTGACCGCATCTTGGAAGTGCGTGGTTGCTGAGGCGGACGAGTATCCGTTCGATTGGATATTCGTCCGCAACGACATCCCAGCGACTTTGGCCTCGTACCATCAGCATAAGACCAAGGGCAACGTCCTGATACCTGCTCACCGCTGGTACAACCTGAGAACGTGGTCGGTGAATTTCATGCTGCCACACATCTGGATCGTAGACATGTTCGCCAGCGGATTGCGCTACAAGCTCTATCCGCAGCACTCTGGATTCAGGCCACCGACGATGTTCAAGGACGGCGTGCTTTACATCACCCTTGGTCAGAACGACTTCGATATATTGCGAGACCAGTGATGTCAGTGAAATGCAGAAAATGCGGAGGGCCAATCACGTTTGTCGAGATCACCGAAGGCGCAGGCAAAGGCAAGCTGTGCCCGAAGAACCTCGATGGCTCAGATCACTGGGACGACTGCAGTGAAAATCAGCATACCGGGCGCTACGGAGATCAGTACAAATCATTCAAGGCCACTTATCGCGGACCAAGCGCGAAGCGGTCAGCAGAAGACCGGGCTGTTTTCGAGGAGTCTGTAACCGTGGGCAAGGACTATAGAGCGACAGAAGATGACGGCAGCTTGCCGTGGGATTGAAGGAGGAACGCCATGAACATTCTATTTGCACTGGTCACGATCCTTGGTCAACAGCCATGGTGTATGACCGACGGTGACAGCTACGACTGTTACTACTACAACCCCGCCCAGTGTCAGCAGGTCGTATCCAGATACGGTAGCTACTATTGGTGCGAAAGGAACCCCGGCGTGTACAGCATCGAGGACGATGACGAAGACGACCCGTGGGATCGACGTTATTGATATTGCGCAAGTCCGAGGCTTTATCTCGACAATGCGCTGGAATCTGGTAGTGTTTTTCTAGGCGGGGCGACGACTCCCCCAAATGGTCAGGGCTGTCAAAGGTTGCCTCCTTCAGCAGCCCAGTCGCCCCGCCGCCTTTACCAGCCTGTGAATGCCACCAGCATTCCCGAAGCCGCGCCGTAGAACAAAATCATCTCGGCAATATCCCCCAGCGGATCGGTCATCCGGAACCAGATAAACGCGAAAACCATCATCACCACGGCGAGCATGGGCGCGACCGGCAGGAAAAGCATTGCCACCATCATGAAAAAAGTTGTCATTGAATTGCTAACCTGCTTATCAGATAATGTTAACCATGATCACTCAGCTGCTCACCAAACTGTCCGAACCTGTGGTACTGCGTCACGTCGCGTACCGCTGTGGTTGCGTGCGCACCTTCGATGGCAAGGAGGCGACTCCCGGAATGTGCCCCGAGCACAAGGCTGGAATGACCTCGCACACCGAAGAGCTGGTGCAGATTACTGCCCAGCCAAGTGAAGCAGTACGGCCTTGACATCCTGATTCAGCTCTTTAACGCTGTCGTCGAGGCTGTCTACCGATCCTTCGAGGTCTTCAACGTCGTTGCGGAGTAGCGCGATGTCCTTCGGGACATCCGCTCCCGTGGCGGCCTTGACCCCCTCTGCGATCTTCTTGTCGATCCAGAGTTCCGAGTAACCGAACAGGAACACGGCCATCGCCGCGTAGACGGGCCAGCCATCGAGAAGGCGCTTCCACCAGACGCGGATGTCCCAGCGCCTCTCCTCGCTGACGGTGATGGTGTGGGTGGAGTCAGTCATTCTTGTAGCCTCTCTTCTCGACTAGGGCTTTGAACTTGGCTTTGGCCTCCGCCTCTTGCGCCGCCTCTTCAGCCTGCTTTTGCTTCAGCCGCTCGGTCTCCCGGCGCAGCCGCTCGATCTCTGCCTGCTGCATCTGGATCAACGTCTGCTGCTGCGCCTGCTTCTCGATCACCAGCTCCTGTTGCTCGGCCAGCTCCATCTGTTCCAGCTGCGAGTCGGCTGTCTCCACGAAAACCTCTTCCTCGTCCGCCATCAGGTAAGCGCTCGCAGCGCTCTCCTGCGCCGCCAGCACGCCTTGGTAGCCTGCGTATTTGCGGTCGATACAAATCTGCCGCTGGTCATCCCCGGACACATCGTAGGCAATGGCCTTGCGGTTGAACTTGCTGGCGCAGAACAGACGCGCCTTGTCGATCAGGACCTGCTCCGCTTCCGCCATGCGAGTCGCCCAGCAGTCTTTGTTCAGCCGATGAATGCCGAGGAAGCCACCGCCGCCGCCGCCGCTCCCGCCGCCCTGAAGGCCGACAAAGCATTCGCTGGCCTGCGGGAACCCGGTAGAGAAGCTGAAGACCTCGGTCTTGTTGTTGGTGGAGACCTTGGTATCACCGCCTGAGACAGTGCCGCTGTTCACCGAGGCGGTCGATCCGGCCTCGGCTCCGGCTTGGGAGCTGGCATTCGAGGCCGCCGAGCTGTCTCCGGCTTCGCCGCCAAGCCCTCCAGCGCCGCCAGCGCCGCCAGAACCGCCATGACCCCCGGCACCCCCAGCGCCCCCAGCGCCTCCGTGCCCTCCACGGCCTCCTGAGCCGCCGTCGCCGCCCTCCATAATGATGATCGGCTGGTCGTTATGGCCGCCCCTGTCGTAACCTCCGCCGTTATGATCTTCCCCCGCCATGATCGGGCCGCAGACGGCAATCAATGCCGTCAGAATCCAGATTCTCCACATGCTCTCTTACCCCTTCGCTAGAATCATTTCCCGAATGCTGGCCATTGGGGCTTGCATGTCGGGCACATTTCCCTTCCAGTACGCAGCGGTTTTCTCGATCCCGCGCATCCCCATGTACCACAGGGCAGGCCCCGCAATCGTACCAAAGATCACCGGGTCGAAGCTCAGCACGGCATCAGCGCCACGGACTACCTGCTCACCAAAGCTCAGCAGCGCATAGCCGATGGCCAGCCGCCATGACTCGATAGCAATCTTGGGTCTCGCGCGCTTGGTGTAGATATCCGACTGGTTGAGCGCCGCCTGATGGGTTCGCTCCGTCTCCTGTGCGGTCATCTCCTGCTGCAGCCTGACCTGAGTCGTCGAGTCGATCAGTGTCTTCTCGATGTCATGCTTGAGCTTGTTCGCGAGGTCCTTGTCCGTCACAGCCTGATCGATCACGTCACCGATCTTTCCGCCGAGACTCCCAAGGATCGCCTTCACGCCAGCGCCGAGTATTGCGGGGATTGGCATAACGGTTACCTCGGTCCTTTGCTGGCGAGCTTGGCCCTGTCGCCAAGAATATCGCCAGCTGAATTGGCCATGTACCCGGCCATGAATGCGGTAAGCATGGACAGCTCACCCATCTCGTGAAGAGAGACGAACAGTACAATCGCGCCGATCACCATAAGTCCCATCTGGTATGGGTACTTCAGGAGATAATCCTTCAACCCGATTGAGTGCTCTGTCTTGCGCGCGGTCACCAACTCCTTCAGGACGTGAAACGCCACGCCGCACAGCGTCATCGCCGCAGCGATACCAATATCCAACGGGGTCATGAGTACGCCCTCCGTAACCATCCCTTGATGAATGCTTCGTTGCTGGGCTTCTTCATCACCAGCCCACGGTAGAACCCGGCCTGCGTTGCGCGTATTGCGGCCAGCATGGTATCGACCTCTGCGCTGTTGATCGCCTGCAAGGTCTTCTGGCCGATGACTCCATCGTCCTCGATGTTCTTTCCGCACGCTTGGCACGCACGCTGCACTAGCTTGACCGCCTGCCTCTCGCCCATGTTGACGGCCATGTCGAATACCTTCGCCGCCACGTCCTTCTCATGGATCAAGTCGTACTCTGGCTTCCAGAAATACTTCTCATACAGGTCGAGCACGCGCTCCTTGGTCAGGCCAATGATCGTAGATGCCGTGGCCTCCGGGTCCACGTGCTCCTTGTACCACCGAAGACTGATGCCCATCTGCGTTGCGCCACCGGGATCAGCTGGATGATCGATATAGCCGCCCTCGTGCTGCAGCGTCTTCTCGATAGCGTATTCGAACTTAGTCATTGATCAGGACCTCTGCGGACTTTCCTTTCAGCCCGATGATGTCGTTGACGAGGCTGGCTGTCGCAGGCTTCCCGGACATGTGAATCTGTGCCGTGATCTCTTCGACCCCAAACTCGTTTAGCAGAAAGTCGATATCCTCTGCGGTCACTGGGTCTGGGTTATCTCTACCGCCCGGACGCAAACCCCACGCCTCACGATAAATCTCGTTCTTCTCGCGCTGTATCTCATCGATCTCCGTGCGCTTCTGCTTGGGAGTCATCGCCGGGTCTGTGTAGATTTGCATGATCTCCCGGTTCAGCTTCTGTGCCCTCTGACTGACGTTCTGCAGCTCCTTCGCCACGTTGATGTATGGCTCGTACTTCTGCTCCAGCATCTCCATGCGCTTGTCTTCTTCGATCTTGTTCAGGAAGCTGATGCTGTTCTTCACCTGCATCGTTTTTTCGAACAGCTCGTAGAACTGGTTCTCGTACTTGGTCCGACGTGGCTCCTCGCCTCTCAGGAACGACCCGATCACCGGGTAATCCGCTATTTGCCTTGACGGCGGAACCGGATAGCTGAACGCCTGCCTTGTCACGGAGTCCGCAGCCAGCAGGAAATACTTACCCAGCGTCCCGAAGTAGCCCGAGAACAGATGCTGCAGGTGGCGCGGAGAGCGCAGCTTTCCGGGTGGATCGCTGAATTTGTCCAGCCAGTCCGGAAGGTTCCGGGCCAGCTCGATCATGGTCGGTGAGTTGTAGTACCGATACTGCTCAGGCCCCATCTTCTGCTGCTCGAAGCTCGAAGTGATCTGGCCACCCGTGAAGAACGAGTAGTTGAAGATCGATTCGACAGCTGGCATCACCGCTTGCGGAATCGGATTGAAGTTGAACGTCTCGCCCAGCATGAACCCGAAGCGCTTCATCAGCAGCTTGCCTGCATCGTTCTCCTTCGAGTAAGCCGCCTCCATGGCACGCTCCGGGATCGTGTTGAATATCGCCCCGACCTCGAACGGCTTGGGCAGGCGGTAATGCTGATCACCGATCCACCAGTGGAAGTAGACATCCTTCTCCCACTCTTCAAGCTCCTTGTAGCGCTCGTCGTCCCTGAACTGGAACCACAAGGCAAGGCCAGCCAACCCGATGATCGTGCCCTTGAGAGTGAACGCGACCGGGTGCTCCATCGCTCCTCGACCAAGACGCTGTAGGCCCTGCAGCCTCGCGCCCATGAACGGCACGGTCTGGATCAGCACCTGAATCGGTGCCCAGCTTCCGCCCATGGAGAAGTCCATCAGGTCTTTCGACTCGTAGACCGCCTGTGCTTTCGACTTGCCAGCGCGGATCGCCGCGTTATACACCGCGATGCGGTTGGCATTTTCTGTCGCTGCGCCAACTGCCTTCCATGCCTCGAAGAGTTTCTTCGGTGTGTTCAGGACCGTGGATGAATCAATCCCTCTGGTCTTCATCCGCGCCCTGATCTGCCTCTGGGTGGAGGTTGGATCGAACGCATTGATATATCCGTTCTCGAATGCCCCGCCTGCCGACATCATGGTTCGCAGGGACTCGTCCTTCATCATCGCCTGCTTCAGTCCCTTCATCGATTCCGTGAACGGGAAATACGTGTCACGCGACAAGGTGAACGCAGAGAGAAGATCGCGAATATAGTTGCGCAGCATGAACCCCGGATCGAGCGTGACCATCGTGGTCAGCAGGCGCTTCGGTGCGCGCAGCATCTGCATCCACATGCCCCACTGCTTCTGATTGATCATGGTCATGGATTCATACAGAAGCTGGTCGTCCGTGAAATAGAATTCTTTCTTGCCGTCACGCATGATGGAAATCACGCCGTCGCCTTTCGGCGGCTGCAGCGCGAACATCTTTTGGAAGCCCTTGAGCGCTTCTTCCGGAATCGCGTCTGGGTCCATGCCGTGCTGAACCAGCGCCTTCTTCACCTGCGCCATCGGGATCAGCTGCGCAGTGAACTGGTACGGCATCTTGGTAACGATGCCACTACCCAACAGGGTATCGACCGCCATCTTTGACGCATGGTTCTTCATCGACGCATCGACCAGCTGGGTCACGTTCATCAGGATGTTGTGGGTGATATCTCCAATAGGAGACTCGCCGCCCTTCAGTCGCTTGACTGGAGACCGCTGATTGGCAATGCCGGAGGACTTGCCCATCGGGCCGACGAGCCGGTCATCCTGCACACGGTAGAACGGCACGTAGTCTGCGTTCTCCCACATCGGACGAGTGTCGGCATCGATGATTCCCGCTTCTTGCGCAAAGTCGAGGACCTTGCTATTGAACTCGGCATAGCGAGCGGCAACGTCCTTGAATACTGGGTACGTCTCGCCCAACTGAACCATCTTGTCGATCATCTCCGGCGTGAAGTTCTTCTCGCGCCCTTCGGCCAGCAGCCGCTTCGCTCGCACGCCTGCCATGTACATGCCCCAGAGATCGAGGTTGTTTGCGACTGGCTGCAGGATATCCAGCAAACCCGTGCCCTCGGCCTGCACGATGCCTTCTTTCCATACCGGATGCCCATACTCCATGACAGAGCGCATGACGGAATCAAGGCTCGTGGTCAGGCGCGCCTGTACGTACGGGTCGTTCTCGGCTGACAGGTTGCCTACGCCTGAGCGGCGTACAGCCGCTCTGATGCCATGCAAGCGGTCGAACATGCCTTGATTGAACTTGTCCTGCCACCGATAGCGCATGTCCGCGAAGCGCTCTACCAGCGGCCTGTTGCGCGCACCGATGCGCTCGGCAGCCGCCTTGATAAGCGGATCATCATACGGAGTCTTCGACAGCAGGGGCCAGCCCTTCTCCGCGTCTGCTGCCATCTCATCAGTGATGACGAACCCCCGGCCTGATATAGACTGCGGATTCATTATTCCACGGAGCATCGCTGCGTTGTTTTGCATCGCCTCGATCTCACGCTCAACAGCCTCGATGCTGTGAAATACCTGCTGGCTGATGATGCCCCTTCCCCTAGATTCGATCATATAGGGACCACCCGACCCAAGCGTGGCGATCCCCAACTTGCCGAGCTTCTCCTCTACTGTGGCAGATGCCGGGTCTGTATCCAGCAGCCTGCTTCCCTCTTGATCCGCCGCCTTCCTTGCCACGCGTATGCTAGTCAGTCGAGACATATCCTCAACTTCTACCCCGTACTGCTTAAGGAATTTATTGAATCGACTCTCAAGTTTCACATCGTACGAGTAACGGGCACCAAACATCTTTACCTGATTGAAGGAAGTATGAACGAACTGCTCGTTGAAACCGTTTGGAATGACTGCTAACTCACCGCCTAGCATTTCTGCCGTAATGCGAAATTCATTATTGATCCGTCTGGATTCTGCCACTTCCTCTTCAGGAGTTAGCGGCTTCTCTGATTCTGACAGCCAATACCCGCGCTCCTGCGCTTGCTTAACTATTTCTTCAAGTTTGCGATCCAGCGCAGCTTTTCCTATCGCAGTGAATAGCGCCTGCTCTGGACGCGACGGATGCATCACAACGTACATACGCTGGGCGACAGGGACATTTGGGTCTGCGCCAACCCGGCGGATGATAAGGTCATCCAGACTTGGAGCCATGTACTCGCGATCCGCCGGACCGCGCTTCTCGCCGGTCTTCGCTAACCGAGTTACCGGACCGCCTGACATCTGCTGGTCCATCATGCGCCGAACGTCTGCGCCGAGCATTAAGCCGATATCAGAGTCGCGCACATAGTAAGTTTCTTTTCTGAGTCCTCCGTCTGACAGGGTTAGCCGGAAGGCTTTTACCTTGTTGCCAACGGAGTCAATGTATGTCATCGGAGCGTAATCCAGCTCCGTCATTTTTCTCCATGACGTGCCTAACCCCCCGCGCGACGTGTTCGCATCGCCGGGACTCCAGATCACTTTGCGAACACCTCGGCGCACCGCGTCACTTATCAAGTATTGAACCGCCGCCTTGTAAACGGTCGCTTCGTCCAGCGGCGGATTATTGACAGACGCAACAGAGGTTTTCATCATTTTTCTGACCGAGGCGACCATGCTTTCGTAAGCCTTCTTCCCGGTCGTCGGCGTCCCCTCTGTGAACACCAAGCTCTCGCGAATTTTGTTTTCAAGCTCCTTCCATTGGGCGCTACTTTTTGGTTCCGGCTTTTCTGGAATGAGCACTGAGTCAGGATCAGGAATCCTTCCCTGTGAAGGCTCACTCAACTCTGTCATGCCGTTGGCCATGTAATACTCAGAAGGAAGCTGCTTGTCGTTTTCAAGAAGGTACGAGCGAATTTGGTTTGGCACCCAGTCCGTATTGTTTATTTCAGTCCAGCTATAGCTTTCGCTTACATGCGAGCCATCGATAAAAAGCGACCAACTGGTTTCGTCTGGGTCCTCCTGCCGAATGATTACCTCGAATACTTCTGGGTCGTCGTCAGAATCGAACGCTTGAAATTCCAGCCTGTAAACAAATGGAGGATCGTTATCGTACCGATCCGCTAAAATGCTCCGCGCTTCAGCGTCTGCCTCTTCAGGGTTGTTGTCCCGATAATCCTGTCGCGCCTGCTCTAGCCACTCATCTGCTGCCTGCCGACCCTGAACCTCTGCAATAGCCGTATAAGCCGAATGGTCGTCATTGATCTGCTCACCTTGAACTTCTGCGGGACCATCATCCCAGTCGTAATTATCCCAGTACGAATCGATTTCGTCGGAAAGGTGATCTTCGATATAGGTCTCTCTATAAGTGGCGTAAGTGCTGAAGTCACTATCGTCTTCATCCAGCTGCTCCCATGTCTCACGCCAGTCGTGCAGCCCTGCGCCTACGTAGGCGTTCGGCTCGTTCGGATCGACCGATCTTCTGGTGTCCGCGAAACTTCCTTCCCCATCTTCGATCCACTTGATCGCAGCTGCTTCCAACTCCTCGCCTTCAGGAACGGCGCGACTTGAAATCATCGGAGCCGCTTCGCCATAACTTGCCAGAACTTCCTGCTTGGCCTTGGCGATCATCGTCTCTCGCTCTTCTTTCAGCCTCATCCTTCTGCTTTCGGCCTGAGAGATTTCCTCCATTATTCGCTTGTGCTTCGCCTCCTCCAGCTCGGCCTCTTGCTCTACTATCGCAGCTACGCGATCTGTAATGGCGGTTTTTAGCTCCTCTACAACGTCTGATGTTCCGCTGTATTTGAGCACTGATGTACGCATGTCCGCGCTCAGCGGCACTTCCTGAACCGTAGTGAAGTCCGGATAGTCTTGCTCCAGAAGATTGTGCAACTTGCTGAGGAAATTCTGCGGATTAGGGTATCCAAGCGCGGCAATCGCTTCATACGATTGCTTATCCAAAATCGCGGATGCCTCGCGGTATTCGGTGTCGATAGTATTCAGAAAGCCTGACACTCTCTCCCCAAACGACTTAATTGCATCGTCCTTCAGTGGATTGGCGGCGTTGGCGTTGTAAGGATTATTGACCAGTCCATTTACGAAAGCCGCCATCATGTCTTTGAATGCCGCCTGCTCATACGGAACTCTCAGCAACGGGGTGGGCGTACCGTCTGCCTCTTCCCTCGCAGAGCTTTCCCGCATTCTTTGATCAAGCGTTATCGCAAGCCTCCCGACCATTTCGGATTGGACAAGATTAGCGATATACCGAAGCGCTTCTCCGCGCGTCATGTCCGCTATTGCCGTGCTAGATTCCCAGAGCCTTGCCTCCACCTTGGTCGCGACTGCATCGATCATGTCAGCCATTCTTTTCGCGAATGCATTCATCGACGCAATTGATGCGCGATCCATAATTCGAATGTCAGTGTTGCCGAGCGTTACATTCATCATCGTACTCAGCAAGCCCATGCCGCTACCATTCTCGGCATGACTTACCGTGTCGCTAACAGCCTCTCCGATAACACCATACTTATTGAGGAACTTCGGGCTGAATGGCGCAGAGAGCATCACATTGCCCATTAGACCTACGATGTCTCCTGTCCGCTGTATTAACTTCGTCGCCTGCTCCTCAAGCAAGGGAAGGTCAGGACCCTCTTGATTAACTGGCGGCGCATCTGCCTCCACCAGCTGAATTACAAGATCGCTCAGCGCTCTCTGGGTCTCGAACGAGATTCCCTCAACCTGCTTAGCCAACAACTTGCGCGAAGACCGCGCCTCCGCAAGCAGCGCATCAAACTCTCGCCTTGGAAGTGACTTCGATAGCTCCTGAAGCCAGTCCGATTGGATTTCACCAAGATAAAGCGACAGTCCCTTCATGTTTTCCGCGTTTGCATCGGAAGCATCTGGGTCTGCGACCAACGTCGTACGCATGTGCATCACATTATCCCGACCAAACTTGGCTCCGCTCCAGTGACCAGAGGTGTACCCGCCTCCGGGGATTCCAGTCGGCTTGGTCAGCCTTAGCACTACCTCTTGATAATTATTTTCTGAGTCGGTCCCTACAGGAAAGTAACCGCCATAATTATTGCTGGTATATAGAAAGCTCTGGAAAAAGAACTCAGCAGACTCGTCGCGAATCTTGAGCGGCCTTACTCCGGAGTTCCGGTGCTCATCCTGAATTTCCATGTCTTCGCTTATCTGCAACCATGGCTGCAGCACTATCTGATCTTTTCCGACCTCCAAGACTGTTGCATAACCATTCCAGTCAAACCATGACGTTTGCTCAGGATTGGTATAAACAGAAAAGTTAATGTGCATCACGGGAATTCCCGCAATGTTTTCTTCGGGGCGCAGCCTGTTCTGGTTATAGGTCAGAATGATCTTGTTATTCTTTACGTCAAACGCTGCATGACTAATCGGATGGTTCGGCCTTCCATCCAGCCTGAACGAGCGCCGAGGCATCACCCGTCTCGCGGAGATATCCGGATCACCCAAAAGATCGCTGACATATTTCTCTAGGCGCTTGTGTCTTTGGTCCACGTTTTCGTCGGGGAACACCGCTCTTAGCCACTTGTCCATGGCTGTAGTGTCTGTGCGATACCCATCTACCGGGCGCGCCTCTATTTTCATAGATGTCTGATCAACAGCTTTCGCGACTGCCAGCTTCGATATCTTCGCGCTCGCTGGAATCTTCTTTGTTGACTGAGAGATCAGGGTGGACACAGCCAAGTCTGCGGCATTACGCTCTTCAACGCTTATCGTTGTTTCGTTGATCAGCGCAAGATACGGCTTCATCTTTTGATAAAGCTCAGGATCACCTTCCTTGATCATCTCGACAACCTCCCACGGAGTTGACGAGTTCGACAGCATTGCCCAGCTCAGCTTGTCCAGCCAATCAAGGATGTCAGAGTTCTCCATCTCCAGCTTGCCGATGCGCCCTTCTTTCTGCAGTTGCTCAAGCCTATTGGCAAACTGCTGCGTCGTTGCGCTCTCTGGCATTACTGCAACCATGCTGCCCTTTGGCAGTCCGCGCATCTTCGCTTGCTTGTTCGACAGCATCTCGCTTTCTGTGAACACTTGCTGCAAGCGACTGACAAATATCGCAGAGTCGCGCATCAGCAGATAGCCAGACTTCGAGTCGCCCTGTTCGCGCTGAAAGCTCCAGTTTTTCTGATGGCGCACAAAGTCCTGTGACCTCTGGATCAGGTCGTACAGGTCGCTTTCACTAAACGCGAGTGGCCCCTTTGCATACCGAGCCATCCCGTGTGAGATCAGCCAGCTTCGTATCGCGTCCAGAATCCTGCGAATCACACCCTTCTGCTGCTTCGTCAGGCTGATCTGCTTTGCCAGCACCTTGCCTGCGATATCAGCCACGGTCTCTTCAGCGATGATTCTCTTGCGTTCCTTTGTCAGCTTGCTGTACGGCTTGCCTTCGTACTGGTATGCCTTTGAGTTCACGAGGTCCGGAAACGCCGCCGCTACAGCATCCATCATCTGGTCGAGCGCGACCTGCGAGCCGAGCAGTCCACGCATTCCGTAATGGCCGACCGTCTCATGCATGATGGTCTCAGCCAGATTCCTTTCGAAGCTGGCCCCGGTCCCGGTCGTTGCCCCCGGCTTGTTGTTGGCGACGATGATGTAGATGCCGTTAGACGGATTGATCTCATCAAACAGGCCGCGAACCGTGTTCATCGATGCGCCCATGGCGAACAACTGCCGCTGCATATGCGATGGCAGGTCATCTGTCGTGTTCACCAGCTTGATGAATCCGCGCGGAAGATTGTTGAACCCCTGCGTCAGCGCGTGTGCGGTCCTGCGCGCGCGGCGCATTTCGTTCTTGGTGGCCCGTCTGCTTGACTGCCCGAACCTGCGCAGCGCCAGCGGGTCTGCTTTCTGCTCGGCCACCCTTGAGGTTAGTGGCTGTGCGGTCGCCTCTTCGGTGCGCTCCCTCGCTGTCGCTGGGCGCTCTCCACGCTCCGCTCTCTGCCCTGCCATGGTCCGGCGCAGCTTCTGCGCTTTCATCGCGCGGTCCGCCACCTCAAGCGATTCTCCAACCGCCCAAGTAATCGACGGCTGAACCTCGTACTTGTCAGACTGCACTGGTTCATAGCCGCTCAACTTCTGAGCCGCAGCTTTGAGTCCCGCTTCGATCTCCTCTGCGTTCTCCCCGGTCACAACGAACTCATCGCCGCTGATGTGGTAAGCACGATCCCCGAATTCGGATGCAAGTGCTCGGCCAATCTTGCGCAGCAGGTAATCGCCCTGCTTCTGGCCCATCTCATCGTTGACCCACTTTAGTGAGTCCGCATCAATCGCTGCAGTAACCGGCGCTGGCACGGTCTTCTCGTCTTCGTTGTATGCGCGGCGATTCGGCAGTCGCGTGTTCGGCTCGCGATACAGTTCCTGCTCGATCTCTGCCTCGCTCATCTCCTTGACACGCTCGCGGCGCGCCATGTCCTTGCGCCGCTCCGGGCCGACGTATCCGGTATCCAGATTCTCCGTAAGCTGGTCGGACATCCGCCGAAGCTCAGGCACCGCTGCCTGCCCCTTCTTGGTGATGACGAACTCATCCTTGGCCTTGCTTGTCCAGCGCCCATAGCCACGCTCGACCAGCTGCTCATACATCGCGTCATCAACCACGCCGCCGCTCTGAATCTCCTCGATGGCCGCCGACATGTCTTCGTACTCGCGCAGCGAAGTCATGTCTCGCTCGACACGATTTCTGATCTCGGCGCGGATTTGCTCTCTGCGGCCCATCTCTTCTGCGACCTTATCCTCGCTGATACGGTCCTGCCGCATGGATTCAATTTGTTTGAGCGTGGCGTTGGACTTGGCAGCCAGCGTATCCAGCCGCGCCAGAGACAGCTTTAGCTCCTCCGGGGGCAGGTTGCGCTTCATGATGTTGCGCCTGATTCCCGGCTCTGCAGCGAGCATCGCTTTGGCTTCCGCCTCCTCCCTGCGCTCCAGCTCCTCCCAGTTCGCGATCCGCTCACTGGTCGGCATATCCATGATCGCGACCGCATCGGACATCTTCGACTGCAGCTTCTCGCGTTCCTTCGCGATGTTTAGATATTCGCGCGTCTTCTTGTCGGCCATCAGGTCGCGCGTATCTTTATCTGTCCCTGCCTCGGGAACCAGCGCGCCAAGCGCACTACCGCTCATCGCGATAGGCGCACCAATGGCCGCGCCGCCGAAGAACGCATTGAGGTTGCCCTCGGTCCACGCCTGCTCTGGATCGACGGTGCTGATCAGCATATTGCCGACCGTATTCTCGATGACTTCCTGCGTGCCTTCGGTTACACCTTCCAAGACTCCAGCCTTGGGGACCTCTGTCGCCAGCTTCCCGAGACGGCTGCCTGCCGCCTTACCACCCAGCCCAGCGCCTGCACGACCCATGAACGCGCTAAGAGGTGCGCCCAAAGGGGTAGACATCGCCATGGCCACATTACCGGCGATACGGGCTTTCTCGTCCGCGATCATCTGCTTGGCTCTGGTTACGCCAACACGATCCTCCAGCTCATCGTATCCGGGGTACTCCAGAAATTTTTCGTCTGGGAGCTGCAGGATTCTGTCTCGCGTCTCGTTGGCTACAGAGTCCCTGATCAATACGGCTTCTGTCGCGCCGCCAGTGATCGTGCCTGCGCGGCCAGATGCCTTAGCCAGCTCCTCTCGAACGAGCGCAGGATTCAGCTTCTGCGCAGGAGACATGGACTTCAGGCGCTGTATCGCGCCGCCCTTGCCGCCCACCATCGATGAGATAATGCTGGTCCCGATCATCGGGGCGTTCTCGGCCACGGCAAGCATGAATGCTTCCGGGTCCTTGAAGACGGTCTCACCATCGAACCATGTCGATGGCGCATACCATTTCGCGTCTGTGCCGATGAACGGAATCTCGGCCTGCTTGCGCTGCGCCACCTCGCCACGGCTCGCGCGCTTCTTGTCTACCCACTCATTGACGCGCTGCGCCGGGTTCTTGCCGTCCTTGCTGAACAGGGGCCGAACGAACGCATCGTAGAAGCTGCCCGATCCGTACTTGTCCAAACGGTCGGCAATGTCCTTTTCGATCCGCGCGATCTTTGCCGGATCATTCTCC